TACATATACCGTACCACTGAAGACTCTTTATTCTGAGGGATTTCCAAAAGTAGATCAAGAAACAAGTTCAATATCTATACAGCTAAGAGATTTTTATTTTTACTTTGAATCAGTTAAGGCTCCACAACTTCTTTTAACAGAAGTAAGCCTGGGCCAAGCCATAGGAATTTTGCTTGACTCTATTGGATTCTCAAACTATGTATTTTATAGACTAGCTGATGAATCAGATCCAGTCATTCCGTATTTCTTTGTTGCACCAGAACAAAACGTTGCAGAAGTTTTAAATCAACTTGCAGTGGCAACTCAAACAGCAATGTTCTTTGATGAAGAAAATAACTTTATTGTAATGAGCAAAAACTATCTACTAGATGATACTGGTGAGCGTAATGTTGATATGGTTCTGTATGGTTCGCAGGATTCATCTAAAGATGGAATTAATAGAAACTTATATCCTGACAAGCTATCAAATATTATTGAGATATCGTCACAAGATCAAAAGGTACTAAATGCTGGAACCATCAATTATACTTCTAGATATATTCAAAGATCTTATGGAACATTAAAGCAGTCACAGGTTATTGATAAAGAAAAGACTTGGATTTACAAACCAGTTCTTTTGTGGGAAGTATCTGGAACAGAAGCAACAAAAAGTTTGAATAATGAAAAACAGCAGAAGTATGTTTTGGGAGCTATGCCACTTAATAATAATTTATCAAGGGATATCCCTACCGTAGCCAATGGACAAATAAAAAACAACATAATTGATTTTGGAGAAAACATATATTATGTTACAAGATTCCAAGGATATTTCTACGCTAATGGAGAAATTATTAAATATGATGCTGTTCAGTATTCTGTATCTGGAGTAGGTTTAGTCTGGATATCAAATAATCTTGAGTATCAGAATTACTTTTCTAAAATATCTTTTAATGGCAAGATCTATCCTACGGGATTAGTTAGGGTATATGTAAAACCATACTATGAAACAGTTGACTCTGTTCTTAAATTAAAAAATGGTCCAGTTGTAGAGCATGGACGTGGACAATTTGGAACACCAGTGGTTTCTCATACTGCAGGATTGGATTCTAACTGGACCAGTGATGATTATGTACAAGGATGTTTGATGGTCTCATCTTTCCTATACTCAACAACAGATCAAGAGTTACCTCCCGTAGCAAGTGGCACTGCTGGAGTCTCACAAGCAAAAGCAAAACAGTCTCAAAGAAATGGTATTATAAAAAACTTTTTATCTTCTGCTTATCAGACAGAAACTGGAATAAGCTCACTAAAGACAACTCAATCAGGAACTGTTCAGTCTTCTGCACTTGTTGTAACTGGGCCAAACTTTTCTAGCTCTGAATCACCAAGAGATTTCTTGTCCTATGTATGGAAGCCTGTAAATCGTCCAAAATATAAAGGAATACTCGATGACAAGCTATCTATGTTGCCAGTTGGAGCGGGACCTATTTTGCCTGGTCAAGTTTTTAAAACTTCTTCTAGCGTAGCGATACCTGGGACACCACTTCCTGGGGGTGTGCCTGTATATGCACAGCCAATATTTGATATTATGCCAATTGACCCATCCGATTCAGTGTATAAGCATTTTGGAACTAGACTAAGAATTATTGGAAAAATTGATGCAGCTACAGATAGAGCTCAGAGCCCATCTGGTGCAATGCCATACTACAGTGTTCCAGGAATTGATCCAACTCAGGCAGTTACAATAGGTGGTGGATCTGCAGGAATTTCTATTGTTAATCCTCAAACAAATAATGGATATTATTTTGAAATTGCTGCTCTTACAAATACAGATCTTCAGAACTACTCAAACTCGTCAACGGGAACTGATCTAAACTTGCACAATGTTATGTTCTACAAGGTACAAAAAAATGTAGCTAATGATGTAGCAATACCAGTAAAGCTTTGGGGAGGAAATGCTAACATCCTTGTAGATGACGGAAACTTTACTGGGCAGTATAGATTTGTAGGGGAAGAAAATCCAACGGTATATGATTTAACTATGGAGTATGTAGATGTTAACTCCACAACAAGAGTTTTCTATCTATACCTTAATCAAAAACTTATTAACATTATTACAGATACAAATCCAATCTTACTTACTAATACATCTATAGGATTATTTGTTAGAGGTACAACAAAAGCAATGTTTGAAAATGTTTATGCATTAGGGAAAAATTATGCAAATAACTCTGTATTTGATATTAATGTTCCAATAGCCTCAGTGTTTGATGATGATAATAAGTTAAATGCTTCAGAGGCATTAAATAAATATGCGCTAAGTGGAATGATTCAGAAAACATATTTGTCTGGGATTAGTCCTTTGGGAACAAAATCTTATGACTTATACTACGATGAATTTGGAACAATTATGAGAGAGATGTCATATTTTAATATTAAATATGATCGTGCATACCCAGCACTTTATGCAAATATTGCAGAAACATTTAACAGAATTAAAGGATATAGCATCTCTGGATTTATGGCAACTTCCTATGGCGCTGAGTTTTTAATATTTAATAATACAGACAGCTTACTTAATCTTGATGAAACAACTGGAAACTATTTAAGAATTTTAGGTGTTGCATTTACACAAGATACTACTAAAACACTTACTGTTGATGATTACTTTAAAAAACGAGGAAATTTATCAGATGTTGAACTAGGTGGCCAAATAGATATAACATCTCCATATACAGTTTTAGAAGATTATAATACTATTAAGAACAGTAGAATGAAATATGGTAAGAGTGAGTTTAATTTAGAGAGTCCATATATTCAAGATAATGATACTGCAGAAGATCTTATTGGTTGGATTATTGGGAAAAGCTTAAGACCAAGAAAGTCAGTTGGAATAAAAATGTTTCCAACTCCTACTCTTCAGCTAGGTGATATGGTAACAATTGACTATAAAACTAATAGTAACAATGATGTTATTTCTTCAGACTCAACAAGATTTGTAGTATATAATATAGAATATTCTAAGAATGTAGATGGTCCAGAAATGAACGTCTACTTGAGTGAGGTATAAAAATGGTAAATCCTACACCGCCTAGCTGGTCTTCTAATTCTGGAATTATTTCTGATGGAATTAAATCTGCAACTCCAGACCTCATTCAATTTAACGATGATGATATTGTTAGCAATGCTGAGCTAATAGCAGATCTTCTTTTTGAAAATATTGGCGGTCAAGAATTGCTAATCATTGCTAGACATGATACAGTAAATGGACAACAGGTTAAATACCAGCCAATTAAAAATCTTGAATCATTGCAGCAAGATTATAATCCACTTAATATTATAAGAATGCAGGGTACATATGAGACAAACTTTAATAATTTTTCAATTAACCTAGCTGATAGAATACCATTTGTTGGCAATGGGACAAGTGGAGAAAATGTGTACCTAGACTCTAGGGGCGCAATTGTAATAGATTTAGTTAATATACAGCCTGATGAGCAAGTCGACATTCAGATTACTTCAGGTGGTACAATATACTGGGCGGATATATATAATGATAACTAATAAAGGTAAACAGATTATTGCAAAGTATCTAATAGGTACAGCACCAAGTTTTGCATCCTATATTGCTCTTGGATGTGGCCCTAAGCCTAGAACTGTAAGCTCTCAGATTTCAGGAGCCTCATCTTCTGGTACCACAGTTACCTGTGATTCTGTAGATGGTTTATGGATTGGTGCAGCAGTTTATAAAGTGCTTTCTGGAACTGGATCTATCCCAGATAATACCCTTGTAACAGAAATTTTAAGCTCAACACAATTTAAGCTTAGTGCTGCCCCTACAGTGGCACTATCTGGAGCTACTGTTCAAATTCAAACAGATGATCAAAAAGAGTGTTTAGATTTTGAGATGTTTAGGGTTCCTATTATTTCTAGAGGGTATATTAATGAAAATGGAACAGACAAGATTATTTTTACTGGAGAATTACCAACAGAAGAAAGATATGAAATATCTGAAATAGGTATATTTTCAGCAGGACTTAATGTTAGTGCTGGAACATATGACAGTAAAACTATCTTAGCATTTTCAGAAGCTGAAAATTGGAAATATGGAAGTGGCTCTACTTTTGCTACACCAGCTTCAATAACATCAACGCTTACTCCAAATGCCCTTAATGTAATATCAACATTTGAAGATGCTTTTGAAACATCTGCAGACAATCCTGCATTCTTAAATGCAAATAGGTCTGGCAGATATGAGGGTGGTAGATATTTAAATAATATGATCTTAATGCGTGGAAATACATCATTTATAACTGGAAACCCAAAATCTTTTACAGTCGCAGATAATGCAAAATATGTTCAGTTAACTGGTCAAACATTTAACTTTAGCAAAAATTCTTCTGCAGATCTTTTAAAGATTGCTTTTAGTTTAATTAGTGTTTATGGAAATGAAGTGACTACTCCAGACAAAGTTAATATCGTTGTTAGGTTTTCTAATACTGATGGCACACAGTTTGCCAAGTTAGAGACTCAAGTACTTGATGCTTCACAACAGTTCTCAGAAAATAGATATTTTGTTGCATCAAGTAGATTTGACAATCTTGTATATAGTCCAACATTTTCGTGGGATGCAATGTCAATTGTTCAGGTTTATGTTAGTGTTATCGATACAATAGCAGCAACAAATATTGTAGCCTCATCAGGTAATGTAACTCTTACAACAGCAGCACACGGAATTCCAGTAAATGCAACAATTACTAATGCTATAAGAACTGATTATTCAGATACATCAATGAAAATAACATATACAGCAGCAAATACTTTTGATCCAGGCGATGTTGTCAATATTTCTGGAGTAACTGGTTCTGGAACAGGGTCGTTTAACATTTCTAATGCTGTTGTAATTAGTTCAACTACCTCATATTTTGAAATATTAATTCCTATTAATCTTGATACATATACATATACATCTGGCGGATCTGCCATTATAGCAAATACAAAGATTAAGTTTAGTCATGGAACTTCTAGTTATACTGGTACACACACCATAACTTCTGTTCCTTCAACTACAACACTTACATATTTTGTTTCTGGAGCTAGCCTTACTTCTACCGCATTATCTCCAAATGGAACTGTAGATATTTCAAGACCGGAATATTTTGTTTCTCTTGATGCCATAAGACTAGATAATCTGGGTACAGTGAATCCTCTTTATGGAATGACTGGATACTCTTTAATACAAAATCAGGATGCTGTTACAGTAGTAAAAAATCCTAACACAAATAACTATATTGAGTTTAGAGTAAATCTCGGAGCCTTATAATGGTTGATAGTGGAATTAAAAAGGTAGTTATCCCAAACAATGCTCTACCTCTTGTAAGCTATGATGATAATGATCTTTACTATGACATTAGATATAGAATTATTTCAGAGGACAAGAACAGAACCTCATATTGGTCTGATATTAAAAGAATTATTATGCCACCAACATCAGATGCAGATTTGCCATATACTTCTTTACCCAGAGTAAATGCTTACACTGTAAATACTGGTGGAGGAAATAAGCAAATTACAAGTACTTGGACATATCCAGTAGCTGCAGGAGAATTTAATGTTGATCCATATAAAGCTGAGCTAGAAAGAAGATTTGCTCAAGTTGGTTTCTTTGATATTTTTGTTAGATGGAGTCCAGATTTAACTGGTTCTGTTTGGACAGATTGGGTATATGAGACAACTATATCTTCTAATACTTATAATATTGCTCAAAAAACTACACCGTATGTTGCAAAAAGAATTGAGATGGGGATACAAATTCCTACAGCATATAGGGTATATGAGCCTCGTTTAGAGCTTTTTAACGTGGTTCATACGATATAATAGATATACTATGGCAAAATTACCACTACCAGAACGAGGACAACCACTGGATGTCCCTTTTATTTATCAGGTCGTAAGCTCTTTAAATCAGCTTTCAGATCAGGTTTCAAGCGCTACATATAACTATACTACTATTGATACAGCCTCTGCGGGAAAGCAACAGATTAAAACATCTGAAGCACGTATGATTGGCGGAAGTATCAACGTAGTTAATAACTCTGATGTAAGCACTACAAAGACTTCTGGATTTACCTATACATTTCCAGGAGATTTTAAATATACCCCAATTGTTACAGCAACTGCAGTAAACAACGGTAAGACAGCAGCTGGAGAAAACCTATCTGTTATTTTGACAGACATTTCTAGATCTAGCGTGACTGGTATTGTAAAGTTTAATTCAGCTGGTAAGGCTACAGTTTCAGTTAACCTTATTATTATCGGAATTCCAAACTAAGGGGAATCATGATCAAATGTTTTAAATGCAATAGCAGAATGTTTGTAGATCGGCAATATACATCTATAAACCATATTGAGATTTTTTGCATTTCTTGCGGAGATAGAAAATTTTTTCATCCACCACAGGAAAGTAGTGAGGGCAGATGGATACTTCAAAAAGAAATTTCTCTAGCGAAGAATACAATAGTGAACCTGTAATACAAGGCAAGAAAGCCGTTTGGTTTTTAAACGGGGATCTTGTAAAGGTTCATCACTATAATAGATCTAATGGTCTGATAACTGTGTACAATATAACACAGGATAGATTAGAAACTTGTTTTATAAAAGATTTTAAACAAAATAGAGAAAAGGCCTACACGATGGGTGAGACTGCTAAGCTTATTAATCGTCATAAAAAGTATTTACCAAGCTTAATTAAACGAGGAGTTATTCCTCAACCAATAGGTGCTCAAAAAGGTGGCAAAAGAGAATGGCAGATAAGAGCATACTACTCAGAATCGCACATAAAAGAGATACGTGATATACTTGCAAGTATCCATATTGGACAACCTAGAAAAGACGGGTTGGTGACAAATAATATGACTCCCAATAAGCAAGAGTTGACACGACGTATGGGAGAAGGTATACTTACATATACAAGAACTGAAGATGGTAGATATATTCCTGTATGGAATGAAAGTATTTAATCTTTAGCTTTTGTGGTATTATTAAATATAAGTACTAAGCAGAAATGGTGGATAATGGAAAACGAAGCAACAAAGGTAAATGTAACACTTGGATATACTCTTAATCTGGGCAACTTCCAGTCATTAAGACTTGACCTAGGAGTTGTAGATAGTACACGCAATGGTGAAACCGTAGATCAGGCTTTTGAACGTGTATATAAGTTTGTAGAAGATAAACTTACATCAAAAATCAAAGAAGCACAAGAAGAGGCAGCTGACAACTAGTGGCAGAGCGCAAAGACCGTATGGCTTTGCTCAGCCGATATAGTAAGTTACATACCATAAGGTATGAGCAAAAGCCTTCTTTAAACCTAAACGTTGAGCAATGGGCATCTGATGCTCTCATAGAATCTTATGGGATATCAGAATGCTACAACCTTCTTGACTATTACTTTAAGGTTAGTCAAGCACCTACATGGAACTATTTTGCATATAATGCAGAAAAATTATTGCAGGCAATCAGAGACAAGCAACAAGACGAGAAAGAGCGAGCAGAGCGTAGAGCTCTAGCAAGGAAGTGGTTAAGTGAATGATGTAGAGGCAAAAGTCTTATCAGCAGTTCTAGAAGATAAGCAGATGCATGTTTTGCTTCAAGCAAATATTGATAACCTTCTCAGAACTCATAATGATATCTGGCAATTTATTCGTAATTATTTTGAACAGAATTCTGCTACACCTCCAGTAAGTCTTGTTGTTGAAAAGTTTAGAGACTTTCATCCAGTTACTGGAGTTGGTGCTACTAAACATCATCTTGAAGAATTACAGACAGAATATTTAAATGACAGCCTAAAGGATATTATCCGTTCTGCAGCCTCTGATGTTCAAAGTGGCCATGGTCCAGAAGCACTAAATAATATTATTACAAAGACTTCTGAGCTAAAGAAGAATACTTCTGCAATTCGTGATATTGATGTTACGGATCTTGAATCGGCAATCGCATACTTTGAGCATGTAAAGAAGCAGCAAGAGCTTGGAGTTATCGGAATTAAAACTGGTTTACCAGGATTTGATAACTATCTTCCTGCTGGAATTATGCCAGGTCAGCTAGGAGTATTTCTAGCATATCCAGGAATTGGAAAGTCATGGCTTGCACTATACTTTGCGGTACAGGCATGGAAGCAAGGCAAGACTCCCATGGTAATCTCTCTTGAAATGTCAGAGACAGAAGTTCGTAATCGTGTGTTTACTATTATGGGTGAAGGTCTATGGTCACACAGAAAGATTAGTAATGGAGATATCGAACTTGATACACTTCGAGCATGGCACAAGAGCAAGCTTGAAGGTAAACCAGAGTTTCATATTATTGCCAATGATAATGGTGGAGAAATTAATCCATCTGTTATTCGTGGAAAGATTGATCAATATAAGCCAGACTTTGTAATTGTAGACTATCTACAGCTTATGTCTCCAAACCAAAAGTCTGAGAGCGAAGTTGTTAAGATGAAGAACTTATCACGAGAACTAAAGCTTATGGCTTTGAGCGAAGAAGTTCCTATTATTGGAATTTCATCTGCTACACCTGATGATTCAAATGACTTAAGTACAGTACCAACTCTTAGCCAAACTGCGTGGTCTAGACAGATTGCTTATGATGCTGACTGGGTTATTGCACTTGGTCGTAGCTCAAATAGCGATATTATTGAGTGTGCATTTAGAAAAAATAGACATGGATTTATGGGAGAATTCCTAGTTCAGGTCGATTTTGACAAGGGATACTACAGATATAAAGACTTTGAAGATAAGTAGTTATAATAATGTGTGCAACAATTTCATCACAAGACTGTTAAAAAGTTTAACTTAGATGGTCAAATCCATGATGAATCTGCAGTCCCAAGATTAAAAAATGAATATATAAGATTGTTATCTTTGCAGATGAAGTCAGAGGGATATGTTCAAAGAATTGACATAGACCCTGATTTTACTGTAGAATATATAGAAGAAAAAGAAATCTTTAATTTTAAACTATCAGTATATGGAGTATATGTTGGAAAGAGAAATAGCGAATGGATAGCAGGAATAGACGGATTCAAGGCGATATCTACACAGCAGAACAAGTCAAGCGAGTCCTCACAGGATCAGGAATCAACATTGAAAAAGAGTTAGACTCTGATGTATTGATTTTTTGTCCCTACCATAATAACTATAGAACCCCAGCAGGAGAAGTAAATAAAGAGAGTGGAATATTTTTCTGTTTCTCATGTCAGAAAACTGCTGACTTAACTCAGTTAGTAATGCATACATCTGGAAGATCATACTTTGAAGCTATTAGATTTATTAAAGATAAAGACTCTGTTGTTGATTTAGAAAAACAAGTTAATCAACAACTTATTGATAAGCCAGAGTATATTCAGTTTGATGAGCTTTTAATTAAAAGATTAAACAATCAGGCAATTGAATCTCCAAGAGCAATGAGATATTATAACGGAAGATTAATTTCAAATGCTTCTGTAGAAAAGTTTGGACTTGGCTTCTCAGAAAAACAAGATATGGTAACTATTCCAGTTCATTCACCAGACGGCATGTGTGTTGGATTTGTAGGAAGATCTATTGAAGGTAAAGATTTTAAGAATACTCCAGGACTTCCAAAATCAAAAGTTTTGTTTAACTTGCATAGAGTTAAACTTTCTGATAAAGTATATATAGTTGAATCATCATTTGATGCAATTAGACTTGATCAGGTGGGTCTTTCAGCAGTAGCAACTCTAGGTGCTAATATTTCTAACACTCAGACTGAACTACTAAAGAAATACTTCAACAACATTATTATCATTGCTGATAATGATGAAGCAGGAAATAGTATGAGGCAAAAACTTATAGAGCGATTGGGTTCAAGAATTTCTGTTATTAACATTGATGCTAAATATAAAGATGTTGGTGATATGAGTGATGAAGCAATCAAGAATTTAGAATATAGATTTGACAATTCTATTATGTCTATGCTAAACTAAAAACATAACAACAAAGGAGCAAAATATATGAGCATTGTAAAGGGAATCAAAAACATTAACGCCCTGCTCGACAAGCCAAAACCAGAATCATCAGGAATCAAGGTTCGATGGGTAAAGCTAGCTGATGCACAGTCAGCAAAGATTCGCTTCATCGAAGAACTCGACGAAGACTCAGCACACTACGCAGAAGCACGTGGTCTTGCTGCAGTTATTTCAGAGCACACAAACCCAAAGGATTATAAACGCAAGGCAGCTTGCACTATTGATTCATTAGGTCGTTGCTTTGGATGTGAGATGGCCCGTAAGGAGCCTAAGAGCGGTTGGAGAGCACGTATGCGCTTCTACTGCAATGTTATTGTTGAAGATGGTCTTGAAGATCCTTATGTAGCCGTATGGTCACAGGGTATCAGCAAGCAGTCTGCATTCAATACAATTCGTGAGTACGCACTAGAAACTGGAAGTATCTCAAACCTTCAGTGGAAGTTAAAGCGTAATGGACAGGGTACAGAAACAAACTATACTCTTATCCCAACTAGCCCAGATGCAGAGCCATTTAACTGGGCACAATATGAACCATTCAACCTAGATAAGGTTGTTCGTGAAGTCCCATATCCAGAGCAAGAAGCTTTCTACTTTGGGTTTGATGGACCAACAACTACTACTACTAACGCAGACTGGTAATAGTATGAATTACGTTGGCTTGCATGTCCACACACACTATTCACTAATGGATGGTGTTGCTACTCCAGAAGAATATATTGACCGAGCAGTTGAACTTGGTATGCCAGCATTGGCTATCACAGATCACGGAACCTTATCTGGGCATCGGGAACTGTACCGAATTGCAAAAGCAAAGGGCATTAAGCCAATACTTGGCGTAGAAGGCTATATGACTACGAATATGACGGATAAGAGAGCAAAGGCAGATCGCACTGATCCTCTTGACCAAAATTATCATCATATAGTTCTTCTCGCCAAGAACCAAATAGGTCTTGAGAATCTTAATAAGATTAACGAGATTGCTTGGACAGAAGGATTCTTTAGTAAGCCACGATTTGACTTTGATACACTAAAGAAATATAAAGAAGGAATTATTGTAACCTCTGCTTGTCTTAGTGGATGGATTGCAAAGGCCGTTGAATTAGGAGAACTTGCAACAGCAAAGCGACACATTCAATGGTTTAAAGAAGAGTTTGGCGATGACTATTATGTTGAAGTTATGCCACACAATCCACCTGAGATTAATAAGGGTATTATTGAATTAGCTGATGCTTCCAATGTTAAGATTGTTGTTACTCCAGACTGTCACCATTCTGATACAAGTCAGAAAGAGGTTCAGGAGTTAATGCTTCTTCTTAATACACATGCAAAGTTGGCAAAAGATGTAACATATGAAAAGTCTAAGAAGCAAGAATCATTCATGGATAGACTTGATTACCTTTATGGTGCAGACCGTATGATGAGTTTTAATAAGTTTGACATTCACTTGCTTTCATATGAAGAGATGAAAGATGCCATGGCAAAGCAGGGTATTGATCGTGAAGACATGTTCACATCTACTATGGAGATTGCTAACAAGGTAGAAGACTATGATATTAAAGAGCACCTAGACTTACTACCTGCTCAGTATCAAGATCCTATGGGTGAGCTTAAGAAGCTTGCTTTAGAAGGTTTGCAAGAGCGTGGCCTAGAAGGTAAGGAAGAATACCTATCCAGACTTGATGAAGAGTTAGAAATTATTGGACAAAAGAATTTTGGTTCATACTTTCTAGTTGTTCGTAATATGCTTAACTGGGCAAAGAAGGAAGGAATCATGGTAGGTCCAGGACGTGGTTCTGCTGCTGGTTCTCTACTTTGCTACACACTTGGTATTACAGATATTGATCCAATTGTTCATGGACTTTTGTTCTTTAGATTTATTAATCCAGACCGTAATGACTTTCCAGATATTGACTCAGATATTCAAGATACAAGACGTGATGAAGTTAAAGATTATCTAGTTAGACAGTATCGACATGTTGCTTCTATTGCTACATTCTTACAGTTTAAAGATAAGGGTGTTGTTCGAGATGTATCAAGAATTCTGAATATACCACTTGCTGATGTTAACAAAGTTTTAAAGACTATTGATACTTGGGATGAATACTGTTTTTCTAAAAATGCTACATGGTTTAGAGAAAAGTATCCAGAAGTCGAAGTTTATGGTGAACAACTTAGAGGTCGTATTCGTGGAACAGGTATTCACGCTGCTGGCGTTGTCACAAGTAAGGAGCCAATCTTTAGACATGCTCCACTAGAGACACGCTCTACAACTGGGTCAGATGAAAGAATTCCAGTAGTTGCTGTTGACATGGGTGAAGCAGAGAATATTGGTCTGATTAAGATTGATGCACTTGGACTTAAAACTTTGAGCGTTCTAAAAGACACTCTTGATATTATTGAAGAGCGAGATGGAAAGAAGATTGACCTTCTCAAGATTGATATGGATGATAAGAATGTTTATCAGATGCTTTCAGATGGATACACAAAGGGTGTATTCCAATGTGAAGCAACACCATATACAAACCTTCTAGTTCGTATGGGCGTAAAGAACCTATCAGAACTTGCTGCTTCAAATGCCTTGGTTCGTCCAGGTGCTGCAAATACTATTGGTAAGGATTATATTGACCGTAAGCATGGTCGTCAAAATATTAATTACCTTCACCAAATTCTAAAACCATTTACGGAGGATACTTATGGTTGCATTCTTTACCAGGAACAAGTTATGCAGGCATGCGTACAGCTTGGCGGTATGTCCATGTCGGAAGCAGATAAAGTACGTAAGATCATTGGAAAGAAAAAAGATGCTAAAGAGTTTGATGTTTTCAAAGATAAGTTTGTTAATGGTGCTAGCAAGTTTATTTCTCCTAATGATGCTTTAGACCTATGGCATGACTTTGAGGCCCACGCAGGGTACTCATTTAATAAGTCACACGCTGTGGCATACTCTACACTCTCATACTGGACAGCATGGTTAAAGTACCATTATCCACTAGAGTTTATGTATTCACTATTAAAAAATGAAAAGGACAAAGATGCAAGAACTGAATATCTTATTGAAACAAAAAGAATGGGGATTAGCGTTAAACTACCTCACGTTAACGATTCGGATATCGATTTTAAAATTGAAGGTAAGGGTATTCGGTTTGGACTCAGTGGTATCAAGTTCATCTCTGATAAAATTGCAGAGAGATATATTGCATCACGACCATTTAGTTCATATAAAGAACTTGAAGAATTTACCTTTACAAAAGGAAACGGAGTAAACTCCCGTGCACTTCAAGCTCTTAAGATAATTGGTGCAGCAACATTCCCAGATAATCCTAGAGATGATGAAGCAATCAAGGATCACTTATATGATTACTTGAACTTGCCAGTATTTAATATTGCAGTTCCTTCACACTATCACGCTTTCATTAGCTCAGTGGATGAGTTTGAAGAGAAGGGTGCCTTTATATTAATGGGAATGGTAAAGGGAATTAAGAGAGGTACTGGCTGGTCAAGAGTTGAGATACTTGATAAGACTGGTAGTATTGGAATCTTTGATGATGAGCAAACAACTATTGAAAATGGTAGAACTTATATTATTCTTGCAAGTGATAACAGAATCGTTACTGCAATTCCAGCAGAAGAAATTGCAGATTCACACGCAGGTTTGATTAAATTCTTAAACTACCGTATACTTCCATATAAGGAAGAAGAGATGTTTGTTGTCTCGTTTAAGTCAAGAGTGACCAAGGCAGGCAAGAAGATGGCATCGCTAACTCTAGCGGATACATCTAGAAACCTACACTCAGTAACAGTATTTCCACAGGCATATGCTAAGGCGTATATGAAGGTGGAAGAAGGAAATTCGTATAAATTTACTTTTGGTAAAACAAAAGATGGAACAACTATAATGGAGGATGTGCAGAATGTATGATAATGTGTTAGATAACTTTGCAATTGAATTGCATAAGAACGCTGTAGATAAAGGCTTTTGGCCAAACCTAGATGATGTCGATGATATCTTTATTACAAAACAGTTAATGATGATTGTGTCAGAAGCTGTTGAGGTGATGGAAGCTATTCGTAAAGACAAGGGTGAAGAAGAGATTACTAAGGAGTTTGCAGACATTATCATTCGAACACTAGATCTCTATGCTGGAGTTGTTGAGGCAGGGTATACAAAATTATCTCTAGATGAAGCATTGCGAGAAAAGGTAGAGTTTAATAAGACTCGTCCAGATAAGCATGGGGTACGATTCTAATGACATTAACCGTTGAAGATGTATTAGCTCAGCTTAGTCCTAAACTACGAAAGACTATTCTTGTAGGAGATTCAATTCCTCCAACAGAATACGCAGCAACCCCTAGCTTTGGTTTAAACCGTGCTTTAGGCGGTGGCCTACCTTATGGTCGCCAGATCCTTGTTTGGGGCTCTAAGTCCTCTGCAAAGTCTTCTGCATGCCTTCAGATGATTGCTATAGCACAGAAAGAAGGAAAGATCTGTGCTTGGATTGATGCCGAAATGTCATACGATAAGACATGGGCAGAAAAGCTCGGGGTAGATACCTCAAAGCTTATTGTTACACAAACTCGTACTATTAATGAGATGGTAGATGTTGGAACAAACCTTATGAACGCTGGAGTCGATATGATTGTTATTGACTCAATTACTTCTTTATTGCCAGCTATTTATTTTGAAAAGGATTCAGATGAACTTAAACAACTTGAAAATACAAAACAGATTGGTGCGGAGTCGAGAGATTTTAGTAACGCTTGGAAGATGCTTAACTATGCTAATAATAAAGTTAAGCCTACTCTCCTTGTTCTTATTTCTCAGTCTCGTAATAACATTAACGCTATGTATACTAGTCAGCAGCCTACTGGTGGTCAAGCTACTAAGTTCTATTCTTCAACGGTTATTAAACTCTTTTCGTCAGAGTCAGACAATCAAGCGATTAAGGGAAAGATCCATATTGGAGATAAGCTTATTGAAGAAAAGATTGGTCGCAAGATTAGGTGGGAACTCCAATTTTCTAAAACATCTCCTGGTTTTCAGTCTGGTGAGTATGACTTTTATTTTAGGGGAGATACTGTTGGTATTGATAGCATTGGTGATCTTGTTGATACCGCAGAATCTATAGGCTTAATTAATAGAACTGGTGCGTGGTATCAGCTTGATGACGGTACAAAGGTGCAAGGTCGTGAAGGCTTTATCAATCGTGTTCGTGAAGATTTAGACTTACAAGAAGACTTAAAATCTAAGGTGTTGAATGTATAAACCATTTTCAACTTATAATGGTAAATTTATATGCAAGAGATGCTCTGAAGAAGTTACTTCCGCAAGACTATGGCATGATACTTTAGACGTTACTTGGCAGTGTGCCAAAAAACATGTTACTAAGGTAAACATGGATCCGAAAAGGAAAAAGCATGTCTGAGCGAGGTGAAGCCAAGAGAATTGGTGCTACACAGCATAAGAACTCAGGACGTAACACTAAAAAGGGTGATGCGTCTTGGAATAACTTTACGGTGGACTTTAAGGAATATCCAAAAGGTTTTACTGTCAATAAAGATAACTGGGCTAAAGCAGTAACAGATGCTCTCAAGAATCACAATGATCCAGCTATCTTCGTTATTCTTGGCGAGGGTAATCAGAAGGTTAGACTTGCTATAATTGAAGTAGAAATACTAGAACAGTTAGTGGGAGAACAATAATGGAACAACAGCAAACAACACTAGAAATGATTAATGGATTGTCTGAGATTGCAGACTTTATGCAAGATGAAGAGCTAACGGCAGCATTAACAATGATTGCTAAGCTTATTATTAAACCAGACATTCCAATTCATGTAGCGCATGTAGAGATTGTTAGGCTTCAAGCAATTGCAGCAAAGATGTCCCTCAAAGCAACATGGATGGCAAATGTTGATAAGTCAGATCGTGGTAAGAAAAACTTGTATTACACTTCTGCAGAAGCGATTAATAATTTAGTCTCTGCTCTTAAGTATATCGCCAGGTAACTGGTATAATTAAACTAACAGAAAAGAGAAAAAATTGGCTATAAACCTAATTAAGCAGGTAATGCTTAAACCTTCAGAGAAAAGCAAGCTAGTAGATCAAGATGCACTGATTGAAAAGATTAAGGAAGGATACACAATTAATCGTGTATCTAAGCATGTTCAAAAGAAGACCTTTGCACCATCAACCATTGCCTATGGCTTTGGAGAATGTGCTAGATACTGGTATCTTGCTTTTGATGGAAATACTTTTGATGACTACTCAGATGCGTATGGTGTAGCTAATATGACTGCTGGAACACTATCTCATGACAGAATCCAAAATGCAATGCTTGCTTCAGGACTTGCAATTCCTTATGTTAATGATAAGGGTGAGACTACTACTGAGTTTAAGGTTATTGCATCTGATCCCCCAATTTTTGGGTATGGAGATGTAATGCTTAATTGGGAAGGAGAAGAACTGCTTGGTGAAATTAAGACAATGCCTAGTGAGGGATTCGAATATCGTAGAACAGCAGGCAAGGCAAAGACTGGTCACTTGATCCAGATCCTTATCTATATGAAGATTCTTAATAAGAAGAAGGCTGTTTTAATTTATGAGAATAAAAACAATCATGACTTGCTAGTATTTCCAGTTGAGATGAATGAGTCTAATACTGCATGGATTAACTATGCATTTGATTGGCTACGTGAGACACGTCAAGCATGGGTTAATAGAACTATTCCTAAAAAGAATTATCGTTCAAACTCAAAGATTTGTAAGACATGTCCAGTTCGTAAAGCATGTGATGCAGCTGAAGCGGGGGAGCTTAAAATTGCAGCACTAGAGGAACCAAGTGAAGCTATGTAGCTGGTGCGATAAAACATTTACGCCAGCAGTATCTTATCAAATTTATTGCTCTTCAGAGTGTAGAGAACAAGCAACAAAAGAAAAGATTGTTGATAGACATAAAATTTTACGTAGGAAAAAGCGCAAGGACAAAATTCGTATGTGTTCTGGTGGCTGTGGCACAAAGTTATCTGTTTATAATGATGAAACACTATGCAATGTTTGTTCAATTAATAATAAGCAAGTAATTAAAAAGATCAAAGAGATTAAGGGGCTTATGCATGATTATGAAGACAATACTAAATAATATGCCTATGCCTGAAAGAATCTGTGCTATTGATGCTAGCACTAATAGTCTTGCATATGCTACCTTCCATGGAGGATATCTTAAAGAAGTTGGCAAGATTAACTTTCAAGGTAAAGATATATACGAAAAGGTTATTGATGCTGGTAGAAAGTCTAAAGGGTTATTCGAGCATATTGTAAATGTAGATGCTATTGTTATTGAGCATACAGTGTTTATGAATAGCCCCAAGACTGCTGCTGACTTAGCTTTAGTTCAAGGAGCTTTACTAGGTGCAGCAGGACAATCTGGTATTCGTATCATTGGCAAGGTTGCCCCTATTACTTGGCAAAACTTTATGGGTAATAAGAAGATTTCTAAAGAAGAAAAACTACTAATAAAATCTCAGAATCCAGGCAAATCAGAGTCTTGGTTAAAGAGTTATGAAAGAGATCTTCGTAAAAAAAGAACTATCGACTTTATTAATATTCAGTATGATAAGTCTATTACTGATAACGATGTTGCAGATGCTTGCGGTATTGGGTATTGGGCAATTAAAAACTGGCATAAAGCAATAGGAGTTGACAAATAACATTATGGCTGCTAAACTATATACAAGCGAGGCATGGCTTCGTAAAAGATTTCTAGTGGATAAGAAAACTCCACAAGAGATTGCAAAAGAATCTGGAGCTAGCGTAGAGACTATCTATGTCTATCTTGCAAAATTTGGATTAAGGAAGTCAAAAAGATGAGTAAAACAAAGAAAGTATTATTTAGCCTAGGTCTAGCTGGTGCAGTTGGTCTAACGTATCTAGTTTCTTCTTTAAAGGGGATGCCAGACCTGTTTGATTTGGAAGATGACGATGAGTAAAAACTTAAACATTACAGTTGATCAAGTCAATCATCCAGCACACTACACATCAGATCCAAGTGGCATTGAGTGTATTCAGATAACACGTCATCGCAATTTTAATATTGGTAATGCATTTAAATACCTTTGGCGAGCAGGACTTAAAGATGAAGATAAGGTTATCCAAGATCTTGAAAAGGCTATCTTCTATATTAAAGATGAAATTAATAGACTAGAGGGTAAAAATGTCAGATACTGAGATTGAACTTGTTAAGCATCTAGATGAAGTTAATCGTGTTGTTTCAGAATATTTGAAGGGTAATGACCCAACAAAAATCTCTAAGTATCTAAGCATACCTAGAACACGTGTAGTAGCGCACCTAGATGAATGGAAGCGTATGGCTTCTGACAATACTGCTATTCGTGCTAGAGCAAAAGATGCTTTGGTAAGTGCTGATGCACACTATAGTAAACTAATTACACAGACATATGAAGTTATTGAGGATGCAAATACAACTGCCAACCTTGGTGCAAAAACTGCTGCAATTAAACTTGTTATGGATATTGAGTCTAAAAGAATTGACATGCTTCAAAAAGCTGGACTTCTTGAAAACAAAGAGCTTGCAGAAGAAATGGTTGAGATTGAAAGAAAGCAAGAAGTTCTTGTGGGAATTCTTAGAGATATAGCAACAGAGCATCCAGAAGTTCGTGATTTAATTCTTCAAAGATTAGCATCTATTGCTAGAGATGGTGAAGTAATTACAGTGGTGCATGATGTTCGATGATTTTTTAGAAGCACTTACAGACAGCAATTTTGATGAAATGCCAGTTAATGCAAAGACTTTTGTTGAAGGCGAAGCATATCTTGGTCAACCACCACTATCAGATATTCAGTATGACATTGTAGAAGCAATGAGTCAGATCTATAAAGAAGCAGATGTAATTGCTATTTTGGGTCATGAAGAAGGCAAAAGATATTATAAAAAATATACAAAGAATGAAATTATTCTGCAACTTGGCAAGGGATCTGGAAAAGATTTTGTATCTACAGTAGCATGTGCATATATTGTATACAAACTATTATGTTTAAAGGATCCAGCAAGATACTTTGGCAAGCCATCAGGAGATGCTATTGATATTATTAACGTTGCTATTAACGCTCAGCAGGCTAAGAACGTTTTCTTTAAAGGATTTAAGACAAAGATTGAAAAATCACCTTGGTTTGCAGGAAAGTATAATGCTAAAGCAGAAAGCATTGAGTTTGATAAAGCATTAACAGTTTATTCAGGTCACTCAGAGCGTGAATCACATGAAGGTTTGAACCTTATCCTTGCAGTGCTTGACGAAATTTCTGGTTTTGCTACAGAGGTAGGAACAGGAAATGATCAAGGTAAGACTGCAGACAATATCTATAAAGCTTTCCGTGCTTCTGTAGATTCTCGTTTTCCAGATCTTGGTAAAGTTGCACTACTTTCTTTCCCCCGTTTTCCAGGAGACTTTATATCACAAAGATATGATGCTGTAATTGCTGATAAAGAAGTTGTAGAAAAAACACACAAGTTTATTATGAACGAAGACCTTCCAGAAGATGCTGAAGGAAACTCTCTTGAGATTTCATGGGATGAAGATACTATTATTTCATATAAAATACCAGGAGTATTTGCATTAAAAAGACCAACATGGGTAGTAAATCCTACCAGAAAGATAGATGATTTTAAGATCTCATTCTTTACTGATATGGGAGATGCTATGCAACGCTTTGCATGTATTCCAACATACATGTCTGATGCATTCTTCAAGCAAAAGGATAAGCTTGAAAGATGTATGACTTTAAGAAATCCTGTTGATCAGTTTAGAAGATTTGATGAATCATTTAAACCAGATCCAGATAAAGTTTATTATGTTCATGCTGACCTTGCACAAAAGCATGACAAGTGTGCTGTAGCAATTGCACATGTTGATAAATGGGTAAACATCCAGGTAATGAAAGATTATGAGCAAGTAGTGCCAATGGTTATTGTGGATGCAGTAGCATGGTGGGAACCAAAGGTAGAAGGTCCAGTTAACCTATCAGAGGTAAAGCAATGGATTCAAAATCTTAGAAGACAGGGATTCAACATTGGAATGGTTTCATTTGACCGTTGGCAATCATTTGATATTCAGCAGGAATTAAAGTCAGTTGGAATAAAGACTGATACTGTTTCTGTTGCTAAGAAACATTATGAGGATTTAGCAATGATGGTTTATGAAGAAAGAGTGGCAATCCCAATGATTCCACTTCTTCTTGAAGAAATGTCAGAGCTAAAAATCATGAAGGGTAATCGTGTAGATCACCCAAGAAAGAAATCTAAAGACTTAGCAGACGCAGTATGCGGTGCGGTTTTTGGAGCAATTAGCCATACTATTAAAGATTATGAACAAGAGGTTGAGGTTCATACATGGACTTCTTCCCGAGTTGACAAAGAAAATAACGGTATGGTAAAATTAGAAAGTAAGGAAATGCCTGACGACGTTAAGGACTTTCTAAGCAATTTAAATCTAATCTAATATAAATAGGAGAATAATGAATTCATTTAAGAAAATCGCTATCGGCATCGCTGCAGCCTTGTCATTTAGCGCCCTTTCTGCCGTTCCAGCTCACGCTGCTGTAAATGCAGATACGTTTGTGATTGATGCAGTATCAGATACTGTAACAGCAGGCGAATCAGCAACAGCAATCGTAACAGTTGGATTTTTGGCACAGGGTCTAACCGATACAGTCACAGTAACATCGTCTGTCTTGAGTCTTCCAGCAGGAGTTGCTAAGTTTGCAACACTTTCTGTAGAGGAAACTACAAGCGCAGTTGTTGTTTTGGGATCTGGCAACTATTCAGCAGATGTTGCTTCAACATCAAGCTCTGCAACATATGTAACTGCAAAGCTTAAGGCTACAGTAGACGTACCAACCGTCGCTGGAACTTATGTATTTAAGTTCACACCAACACTTAAGGCTGGCTCAACAGGTGCAGTTAACTCTGCTGCTGTAACATGGACAGTCACAGTAAACGCTGCAGATGTTAAGGCATCACCAGCAACTTCAACATCAATCCTTAATGCTGGAGAAACAACTTCAGCAACAGCAGATGCAACGGTATATGCATCAAAGACTGTTTCAGCAGATGCTGCAGCAGTGGTTGTTGTAACACAAAAGAATGCAGCAGGATCAACTGTTGCAGAATCATTAACAGCAATTGTTAGCGGTCCAGGTATGATTGGTGCTGGTTCAAACCCAACAACAATTACATCACAGGGTCGTGCACTTACACTTGCAGCAGGTCAGCACATTGGTATCTTTGCCGATGGAACTGCTGGAGTTGGAACTGTAACAATTACAACACAATCAGGTGTTGTCCTTGCAACAGAATCAGTAACATTCTATGGAGATATTGCACGTATTGTTGCAACATCAACTAAGTCTGTTATTGCAACAGGTTCAAACTCAGATGTTATTTCAGCAGTTGCATACGATGCAGCGGGAGTAACAGTTGGAGCAGGAACACTGTATGCAACATCAGCAGATCTTACAACAGTTAATAACTCAGCAACATCAGCAACAATTGTTAATGGTGTGGCTAAGTTCCCAGCAACTGGTGTTAAGACTGGCGTAGCAAATGTAGTTATCTACAGTGGTGCTAATGTTGGAATTGTTTCAAACCCTGTAGCAGTTCGTGTTGAGGGTACAGCAACATCTGTAAAGATTTCATTTGACAAGGCTCAATACCTTCCAGGTGAAGCAGCAACAATTACCGTACAGGTTCTTGATGCAACAGGTCTTCCAATGTCACCAAAGACATACTCAAACCTTTTTGCAGCAGGTGGAATTGCTCCATCATACGCATTCGGTTCAGGTAGTGCTGACCTAACTGGTGTTTCTGTAACAACAGATACAGAAACAGTAAAGACATATAAGGTCTTTATGCCACTCGTACAGAATACAGTCAAGATCTCAGCAACTGGTGGATCATCTCTTCCAGTAGCAGGTCAGGTTGTAATTTCTGCAGAGGCAATTGTTGAAGACTCTGCTCAGAAGGCAGCTCTTGATGCAGCTAACGAAGCTGTTAAGGCAGCACAGGATGCTACAGATGCAGCAGTTCAGGCATCAGAGAAGGCAGAACTTGCTAATTTAGCAGTTGCAGCACTTTCACTTGAAGTTAATGCATTGATTGCTGGGCTCAAGAAGCAGCTCACAACATTAACAAATCTTATTATCAAGATTCAAAAGAAGGTAAAAGCTTAATAGTATTAAGCACAATTTAGGGGGCAGAGTAAAATCTGCCCTCTTTTTTGTATAATTTGGTATAATATCCTTGTTAGTATTAACTAACATAGGAGAGAGAAAAGTTAATAAAATATGGAAAAATATAATTTTTATTGTGGTGGCGATAGTCCTATGGCTAGTTCTTGGACTTTCAGATAAAGCTCATGCAGAAGAAATAACAAATCAGGTAGAATCTTCTACTGTTGTTTTAAACCCTATTGTCCAATTATCAGATTCAGCTACAGCCATAATTGAGTCAGCACAGACTTCTATTACTCAGGCTGAAAGTGCCACGACAGTCATAGAAAGCCAAGCAACAGCCATTACAAGCCCTACAGAGACCATTACAGCCACTATTGTAGATGCTCAAGACTTAATCATAGAGGCTCAGACAGTAGTAGATAGTGCTACAGTGGCTATTAATAATCTTACTTCTACAGAAATATCACTTAGTCAAGCAGTAGAAACTCAGACTGCTATGGCTCAAATTGTATCTATTGAGTCAGCAACATTAACAACTCTTAATGATAGCATGACAGTTTTATCTTCTCAGGTAGACAGTCAAACAGCAGTAGTTTTATTAGATAGTGCCACAGTATTATTAGAGCAAGAAGCATTGGGATTACTCCAGGATCAAATAGCTTTAGCAAATGCAGGAAATCCACAAACTACTGATCTTCCAAAAGACGATGACTGGGCATTTAAGATGACATTGCCTTATGCCCTTAGACTTGGTGATCAAGAATACACAGATGTTTATGTAGCTACAAATGGTTTGATATCTTTTGGACAACTACAGGGTTGGGGAGGAAATGCTCCAGCAGTTTATATTAATTTTCGTGACTGGTGGAATGTTGATCAAGATACATATGTTCGATATTCAACAACAATTAACACTCTTCTTATTGAGTGGATGGTTAGAGGATATGGAACTCGCCAAGGAGAATTAACTAATATTATTTTTAATGCAGATGTTAACCCACTTGATGGAACATGGAAGGCAGATGTTTCTTCAGTTGGTCAAGTTGGTACTGGCAATGTTCAAGTTAATCAAATAGTTAATAATCAACTAACTGGGATAAATATTCAACAGAATGCTGGTAGCACTCCAACAAATCTTTCTGCACATATTGATATTACTGGATATACACCATATACCCCACTTCCAGCAGATACAAATCTAGCAGAAGCATTGGCACTAGCAGAGGCAGATCTTGAAGAGGCAGAAGATGCATTGGCTGATTCACAAGAAGTGCTTAATCAATTACTTAATGATAAAAATGCTTTGCAGTCAGAGATAGATGATGCTCAAGATGATTTAGAGTATGCACAGGCAGATTTATTAGAAGCATCTCAAGAAGTTGCTTATTGGGAGAACGAAGTTAGTAATGCAAATACAGAACTAGATGAAGCACTTATTGCTATTAATCCAGTAGTTGAAGCAATGAAATCAGCTGTTGTAGTTGCACAGACTTTGGTTAATAATACCCTTGCTGAAGAAGAATCGGCTAGACAAGCTGCAGCGGCAGCAGAAGCTGCAAGACAAGCAGCAGCAGCACAGGCAGCAGCCGATGCTGCAGAGGCAGAAAGAATTAGAGCAGAGGCAGAAGCTAAGGCAGCACAAGAAGCAGCAGATAAAGCTGAAGAAGAAAGAATTGCTGCTGAAGAGGCAGCCGCACAAGCAAAAGCAGATGCAGAAAAGGCTGAAGCAGACAGAATAGCAGCAGAAGAAGAAGCAGCAAAAGCTCAGGAAGAAGCAGATGCCAAAGCAGAAGCAGATGCTAAAGCTGAGGTAGAAAGACTAGAAGCAGAAGCAGAAGCTGCTCATCAAGCTGAACTAGATGCAATAGCAGAGGCTGAGGCTAAAGAAGCAGAGGCAGAGGCTGCTAGACAAGAAGAAGAAAAAGCCAAGGCAGAAGCTGAAGCTAAAGAAAAAGAATTAGAAGAGGCACAGGCAGAAGAAGAAGAATTAAAAGAAATACTTGAAGATGCAAAAGATGGGAAAGAGTTAACAGAAGAGCAGAAAGATGTTGTAGTAGCAGCATTAATTGAAGACCTTAAGCCTGGAGAATCAATATCTGTAGCAGAAGTAAAAGCATCTGGAGTTTCATATTCTGATCTTCCACCATCCACACCAGTAGAAATTCGTACAGATGAAAATGGAAATGTTCTTGTTATTACCGCTGAAGTGGCTGCAAATGTTGAATTAGTTCAAGATCCAGGAGCATTATTAGAAGCAGCATTTACTGATCCAGGAGCAGCACTTGCAGCTCTAGGTAGTATTGGAGCTGACATGACTGAAGAAGAAAGAGAAGAAGCAACAGATATGGTCGTTGCAACAGTTGTAGCAGCTGGAGCGGCAATAAACGCAGCAGCAGTAGCTACAGGAGGAACATCTGGCGGTAGCTCAGGTGGTGGGAGTTCTGGTGGTGGCGGAGGAGCCAATTCACCAGGTTCAAGAGGAGGTAGAAGATGGTAAGAATAATAAAGAATGTGCTAAAGGATCTAATTGACCAAGCATGGACCCTTCTCGGTATGTTTATTGCTTGGGTAGTTTTAGATGGAAGTGCTAAAACCATAGTTGGCTATGGAATTATGTTAACTACAGCTATTTGGATTATAACTAGTCCAATTAGAAATAGAGAGGAGGAATAAATATGAACGGTGTAAAAAATATTTGGAATGTTCTTATGCGTATCGTTGCTGTATTTGCTGCTAATGGTCTTGCTGTTATTGGAGCGGGAGCTATTGCAGGAATCTCTACAATGAAGGCTATTACAGTTGCTGGACTTACAGCAGTTGCAGCAGTAGTTGAAAAGCTTGCTCGTGCATTTATGGATGATGGAAGACTTACAGCTGATGAGATTAATTCAGCTTTCTCTACTACAGATAAAAATGCTACAACAGTAGAAGATTTGGTTGTTGAGAAGCGCAGATCAGGATCAAAAACAGCTTAATTAGTCATTGATTGGCTTACTTGACTCCCCTTTTAGGAGATGCTATACTTAATAGATATAGTTCCTAGAAGGGGTTTCTGCATGACTTGTATTGCAGTCGTTCGTGATGAAATAAATAATAAAATCTACATGGCAGGGGATCGTGGTGCATCAGACAATAGTACCATTTTATCTCTAACTGCGCCGAAAGTGTGGAAATTAGGACCATACCTATTAGGATACGCTGGATCAATGGATGGGGAGCGACTTCGTTATAACTTTAATCCTTATGTTCCAGATATTAAAGACACAGACAAGTTTATGCAAACCAAGTTTATAAAACAGCTTCGCCAATTTTACAATGACTGGTGGGTTGATACAAGTAAGGATGCAGATTTTGGATTAATTATTGCTATTCGTGGAGAAATCTATGAGCATAGTGCTGCAGATATGTCTTTATCTAAATATACCTTACCATTTTTAGCAATGGGTTCAGGTGCAGACTTTGCAATGGGGCACCTTGATGCAACCCAAAAGGCAAAAGATCAGAGAAGCAGAGTAATAGGAGCAATTAATTCTGCTATTAAGTTCTCACCATCTTGCCAAGGTCCAGTTGACGTAATTAGTATTTAGGGGTATAATTTTATTATGAATGAAGAGCTATCAGTAGAAGATCAAGAGTTTGATATTTGGATCCGCAACGGTATTGAGAGAGGCTGGATATCAGAGCCTTACTGTAATACACATGATGGTGGATATGAATACATGAGCGAAGAAGAAGTTGCTGAATGGGATGACGGTGGAGATCCTTGTTGCCATGTTGTTAGACTAATGATTTCATAGTATTACTTATACTATTTTATCTTCTACAATATCCCAGCTATCGTTATTAGTGGATAGTAGTTGATAAATTTTTTCAAGCATAGCATTATACTCATCTACCGTTATATCTTGAAAAGGCTTATAGTGTTTCCCAGTATTTATCTTATCTATACTGCTTCCTTTATCATTTGCTACAAATGGAAAAATGTTTTGATCATTAGGTTCAAATGCTATAAAGGGTGGATTTGCAATAAAGTATTTCTGTAAATATCCTTCATCTGTCCATTTTGCTATAATATTTCTATTTAAATCTAATGTTCTAAGGTCTATTGCCATTTTTACCATATCTGTCATTTTATTTTTTGTTCCGCCAAAATAGCAAGTCTGGTAATAAACTTCTTGATATTCAGATGGTGGAACATAAGCAGAAGATTTTTTATTATCTTCATAATGAATGCTAGGTGCGCTAATTCCAGTGCTTACATGCTTCATTACAAAACTTTCTGCAAAAATTTCAGATTCATCAAACGATCTGTATATATTGGTATCAGCATCTAGGCATCCAATATACTCATAGTCATAGTTTTCTGCAATACTTAGACAGATATCTAGTTTTAACATAGTACTTAAATCCCAAGTGTTTGCGCTCCGACTATGCATAATAATGTTATCTAATTTTATTTTATTGGATAGATCAAAGTCTGCAACAAGATGAATGTCTAAGTTGTCTATGTCTTTGTAAAACTTTTTTATTTTTGATATAAGTCTTAATCCTAATGGAAGATAGCTATTTGTTGCTAAAATAATTATGGCATTTTTTTTATTCATAATTCATTATACCATTTGTTCTGCTATAATTATTAGATGAAATATTTAAATAAAAATGTAGCTATTACTGGAGCAACAGGCTTTATCGGATCTCACGCTGTTAAATTTTTTGTAGATAATGGGGCCAATGTTTATATTTTAGCTAGGGACATATTGGATAATAAGATTTTTTCTTCTGATAAAATAAATTTTATTTTTGGTGATGTAATAAATAAGGAAGATGTTGATTATTTAGTTGAAAAGTCACAGCCAGAAATTTTTATACATCTAGCAGCACAGACCCAGGCAGCATATTCTGAAAAATATCCATTTCATACTATATTAAATAATGTTAATGGAACACTGAATGTCTTAGAGTCATTGCGTATTTATCAAGACTGTAAAAAAATCATTGTTGCTTCAAGCGATAAAGCCTATGGAGAACTATTGGGAGAAGAATACACTGAAGATCATGTTCTAAATGGTTATTACCCATATGACGCATCAAAATCTATGACAGATATTTTATGTAAAACATATATTAAATCATATCAACTTCCTGTTATATCTATTAGGCATTGTAATGTTTATGGCCCAGGGGATTTAAACTACAAAAGGCTTGTTCCTGGTCTAATGAATCATATATTTTCTAATAAAGAATTTATTGTTCGTAATGGTGGAACTGATATACGTGAATATATATACATAGATGATGTAATTTCTTCCTATGACTATGTTTTAAATTATTTTGATAAAGAAAATATTGTCAATGCATTTAATATAGGTTCTGGAGAAAGATTTTCTTCTTTGGATGTAGTTAATATTTTTAATAAAAAGTATAATAATAATATAAAGTATTCTATTTCTAATAGTAATGATACATTAGAGATAAAAAAACAAGTAATGAGCTATGAATTATTAAATAAAGAAACTGGATGGAGTCCACAGTATAAGATGGAAAATGTTGCAGATGATATAATTAAATGGTATAAAGAAAGGCTTTTAAATGACAATTAATATAAATCAAGTTTTAATTTTAACAGATGACAGCGATATAACAAATTACTTACCACCAGCTGTTGAGACAGTAAGAAAATTTGCAAAAAAGAATAATGATATTTTTGGTCAGTCAAATCATAGAATATGGTCTAATGCAGAATTAGAAGAGTTTATTGGGCAAGAATTTGGCAAGGAAGTTTTAAATGCATACACTACAATTATTCCTGGAGCATTTAAGGCAGACTTAGCAAGATACTGTTTGGTACACAAGTTTGGTGGATGGTATTTTGATATTAATACAGAGATAGTTTCAATGCCAGATAAATCATATGCTGATAAAGATATGGTTTTGTTTAGAGAAGACTTTAGGAGTTCAAAAAATACATTTTCAATTATTAATGCTATTTTTTATGCATCTAAACCTGAGCATCCAGCTCTTGAAATTGCAATAAATCAAATAGTAGAAAACGTAAAAAATAAATTCTATGGTAGAAATTGTTTAACTCCTACCGCAACTGTCTTGATGGGTGAGTCTGTTGCAAAATATGGATTTTCAGAAAATGACAGAACAGATTATTTAGTTGGTGACTTTTATAAAAGTGCAAACGAGCCAAGACATGTCTATTGCTGGGAAGATGGCACAGTATTTGCCAAGCACAAAAGTCACGCAAGAGGCAACGCTGGTGCTGATCCATTCATAAAGAAAACAAATAGATATAATGTGTACTGGGATAATAGAGCAATGTATGGAGAAAAAATCTTAGGCGATGAAGCAATGTCAGTTGCTAACTTTATTCAATAATGATATAATATATATGTACCTGCCTAACGGGGGTATAAATTAACTCGCTGAAAAGGAGAAAATAGAATGAGTTATACATACACAACAACAGGCCTAGTGCCAACATGGTTAAATGATCCATTTTTTATTGGATTTGATAAAATGTTTAGCCGTTTAACACACTCAACAAATCAACAGTCTGGATTTCCTCCATACAATGTTCGCAAAATTGATGATGATACCTATGTAGTTGAACTTGCAGTAGCAGGATTCAACAAGGATTCTATTGATATTAAAGAGCATGATGGAGTACTTACCATTAAAGGTGAGCGTCCAGAAGACGTTGAGGAATATGTTCACAAGGGTATTGCAGGACGTAAATTTACACGCACATTTACTCTAGCTGAATATATGTATGTTTATAGTGCTGATCTCAATGATGGAATGCTTAATGTCGTAGTAAAGCGTAATGTTCCAGAAGAGAAGAAGCCAAAAACAATTAAAATCAAGTAGTATAATATAGATAGTCCCTACACAGGACCTTAGAGATGGCAATAGTTACCCATTTATATGACCGTGGCGCACTGCAGATACGGAATTACCTGTGTAGGGCTTTTATTTTTGGTGTATAATTATAAAGTTATGTCAGATAAAGAATTGGCAGTTTATAATAAGCAGCAATTCAAGCAACGGCTAAAAGAAATTAAAGAAGCCAGCGGATGTACTGATTGTGGCATAACAAATCATATTGTTTTAGATTTTGATCATCTAAAAGATAAAAAATATAACATATCTAGAATGGTTCACGATGGGTTTTCTTGGAAGGCAATCAAAAAAGAAATAGCAAAATGTGAAGTAGTCTGTGCAAATTGTCATAGAATAAGAACACACGATAGATTGACAAGTCAAGTAGCTTAATGCTATAATTTATATGTTAATTAACAAAGGAGATTACAATGTCAGTAAAAGGTTCAGTAGAGGCAATCATTGAGGTTGCTAAGAAAGAAATAGGCACCATTGAAGGGCCTAAAGATAATGAAACAAAGTATGGCAAGTGGAGTGGAGTAAACTTCCAGCCATGGTGTCAGTCATTTGTTTCATGGTGTGCATTTACATCTGGTCTAGATGCAAAGAAGTATCCCAAGACTGCTTCAACAGTAGCAGCAGCAGACTTCTTCAAGAAGAATAATCGTTGGGCTGATGCTCGTAATGACGATCCAACACCAGGAGACTGGATCTTTTTTGATTTCCCAGACGATGGTGTCAATAGAATTTCACACGTAGGTCTTTGCATTAAGAATAATGGCGATGGAACTATCCAAGTTATTGAAGGAAATACTTCAGGAACTGCAAAGGGAGATCAGCGTAATGGAGGAATGTGCGTAGAAAAGACACGTGCATATGTAAAGAATAAGAAGGGCATTCTAAATGCTGTTGTAGGTTGGGGTCGTCCAGTCTATGCAGGAGAAGAAAATATTCCACTCTTGTCAAAGATTACAAGTACAACAACTACTGCTCCTGCTGCAACACCAGCAGCTAAAAAGGTTGTTAAAAAGGCTAAGCCAGCAGCAAAGGTTATTAAGATTGGTGCAAAGGGAGCTGGAGTTAAAACAATTCAGGAGCTTTTGGGTATTAAGGCAGACGGAGAGTTTGGTCCAGGAACTGCAGCAGCAGTAAAGAAGTTCCAGGCTAAGTCAGGTCTAAAGCCAAACGGTATTGTTGATAATGCAACTCTTAAGGCATTGCAGGGTTAATAATGCCAGCATACGAATATAGATGTGAGCCGTGCAATAAAGACTACACTAGAATTCGTGGAATTAAAGAAGACGATCCAGGGTATGAGTGTGAAAGTTGCACTCTACCACTGGTTCGTGTATACTCTAATTTCGGAGTAGTTCTAAATGGGCCAGGATTTTATTCAACAGACAACAGAAAGTAGGAATATATGAACGCTATAACTGAAGATACTGATAAGATTGTTTGGGAACTTGGACCGCATGATCGTTGTGACAGTTGCTCTGCAGAAGCATTAGTTCGTGTTAAAGGTGTTGCTGGAGAATTATATTTCTGTGGACACCACTACAATAAAATTATTGACAATCCAGCAGGGTATGAAAAAATGATGGCATTTATGTATGAAATACTTGATGAGAGAGATAAGCTAATTGAAAATAGAGCAAAGGGTGTGTCTTATTAATGGATGAGCCATCCCTAGAAGATCTTATTTTGGCTGGAGCAGTAGAGGTAGCAGCTTTTGATACTGAAAATGAAGAGTTGCTCTATAAATTTACAGATGAAATGAAAACTATTTTTCCAGCACTGTATGAGGCTCATATGGCAACAGTCCATGAAGATGTTATGTATTTTTGGGAACAAGGATTTCTTGATATTGATGGTATGGATGAGGTAAATCCAAGGATTAGTCTAACAGAAAAGTCATTTATTCAAGAAGAAATAGATAAGCTACCGATAGATAAGCAAAAGATTTTAGAGGATATCAAGCATATTCTAAGAGTGGTATAATAAACTATATACTTTAGGAGGTATTGCCATGCCAGTAGGAAAAGAAAAGCCAGCAGGAGGCTATCGTGCAGGAGCTAAAGGCTCATATGGATGCGATGGGTATCCAACAGTAAGTGCTGATGGCACAGTTCATGGATGCCACCCAACAAAAGCCAGAGCAGCAGCACAGGCAAGAGCTATTTGGGCAAGCACCGCTAAAAAGTTTGTAAGTAATATTGAGAAGTCAATGGTCACAGAAGGTGACTTTGTTATGTATATGGGTGAAGATGAAGAGATTATGGTTGGTCGTGTAGAGTATGTAATGACTAATCCAGGACTTCTTGGACTTCCAGGATCTGAGTATGCATTAGAATATGTTGAAGATAATAAGCCTATTATTGTAAGAAAATATGAACAAGAAGATGGAGCTTGGGAAGAAGAGCCATATGTTTGCTATCACAGAATGGCAGAAGTAATTAAGATTGAGTCTTTGTCTGTTGCGGTTGACGTAATCGTAGAGATGTTCTCGGCTTCATCTGCTAAAGAAGTTGCAATGGAATCTGTTGATGCATATGACAACTATGTTGGTAAAAGCGATTGCTGCCCAGATGAAGTTGAAAAGAAAAATCCTTGCTGGGAAGGCTATGTACAACGTGGAATGAAGCCTAAAGATGGAAAGATGGTTCCTAACTGCGTTCCAGTAGCTAAGGCAGAAGATTTATGGGAAGATGATGACTCTGTTATTTATGATACAGATACAATCAATAAGGCAGAAGGATATTCACCACCAGAAGGTGTAAGATCTGCTGCAAGAAGAGCAATTAAATTTAAAGAAGATGGAAAAGCAAATGGTGCTGGAACATCTGTAGGATGGACTCGTGCAGGTCAGTTGGCTAGAGGAGAGACAATCTCTCTTAGTACTGTTAAGAGAATGTATTCATATTTCTCACGGCACGAAGTTGATAAAAAGGGTAAGGACTGGGCTAATCAGTCTAATCCATCAAATGGATATATTATGTGGCTTGCTTGGGGCGGAGACGCAGGATTTGCATGGGCACGTGGCATTGTTGAGCGTGAAAAGAAAAAGACTGAAAAGCTTTGGGACAATACTCCATTTAATCTACTAAAAGGTTGGTAATGGAATCATTACTCACCGCCGTATTGACAAGTATATTCTTAGCTGTTATACTTAATAGAAAGCATAGGTCAAAGTTAAAAAAAATTAGCTTTAGCCAAAGTGCTTTACACATGATTGTGCGGGATATGTTGCCAAGTAATCGTGAGTTAAAAAGTAAGGTAGCAACACAAGCAAAACTTCATATGGATAAGAGTACTGTAAAAGTTATTCGAACACCAGATAACAAAGTTTATTGGGTAGAAAATAATAATTTTTACTTTGCAGAGATTGTTGATGGAGAGTTTAATACTAATTCAGGTCAACTAATTAATACAGAAAACTTATCAAAAAAAGAAATAGAAGATTTGCTTTTCATATTGGATAACTTAAAGAACGGATATTAAAATGATTGTAGCAGTTCAGGGGTCAAATAATTTTGACGACTATACTGTATTTCTTAGATCTATGGCTGTAGCATTGTCTGGTATGGCTGATAGCGATAAAGAACTTCATGTATATTCAGTTGGACCGACCAAAGTAAATAACTTTGTGTCAGAGTTTTGTAATCTTACAGAAAAAGGTTTTAAAGGCCGTGGTAAGAAAGTAAAATATTACAAAGCACAACAAGATTGGGTAGCAGATAATATTCAAGTAGTTAATTATTTTGCTTACCTTTGTAATGAAAAAGAGCATCCATCAAAACTGGTTGCTACAGCACAACTAAATAATGTCGAAATCGGCATATTCCGTTACTAGAAGAAAGAATAATAATGGTAATTAAAAACTTAGAAAAGATGGAACAAATTGTTTCACAAAACAAGTCATTGTCATGGGACGGCTGGAACGTAGTCGAACTTACAAAGTCAGATGCAGCAGCTTTTAAAGCTAATGGATCCTTTGTAAATGGTTCTTGGTACACAAAAAATGTATTCAGCGTAGACCGTGATGGATGGAGCATTCCCAATAAATATGTGAGGTAGTCATGAAAAAGCATCAATGGAAAGATGATTCTTCATGCCTAGATTACGATACAAATATATTCTTTGACAAGTACGAAGAAGATGAAAAACTAAGACCAGCTATTGACTCGATGTGTAATTTATGTCCAGTACAAAATAGTTGTTTTGCAGTTGGTGTATCAGGTAAAGAGTGGGGAGTTTGGGGCGGTATCTATTTAGAAAATGGAGACATCTCAAGAGAGTTTAATAGACATAAGTCTAAAAAAGACTGGGGTAATACCTGGCAAGCATTAACAACGGAGAAATAATATGTGGTCATGGATACTAGCAGTCATAGGGGTTACAGGAATTTTCTTAGTAGGTCGTAAGACTATTTGGGGATGGCTAATTCTTTGTGTTAATGAGTGTTTGTGGATTGCTTATGCATTGGCTACAGACCAATATGGATTTATAGCAATGGCAGTTGCATATGCAGCGGTATATGTTAAATCATTTTTACACTGGAAGAAAGAAGAGTAATGTATACAGACAGTATGCGTAGAGCCTTTAATAGTTTACAGGCTCCAAAGGGGTTTGGAATAACTCTTATTGACAACGACAACTTCCTTACGATAAAATTAAGTGAACGATCATTTTTACACATGTCTCATGATGAAAAGATGGAGGCTGTAAAGTATGTAACAATGGTCAAGAAAGCTTTAGAGATGGAAGGTGCAATAGTGCTAGTTACAAGGGAGCCTCTTAAGTGATAGAGTATTATGTATTAGGCGTTTCTTTAATACTAATTATCTTTCTTCTTATTAAGATTCGCAAAGTATCTAAAGAAAACTTTGAAACAAAAAAGGCTATTGTAGATATTTATCGTAATGGATTAATGGAAACTGATCAAGCAAAAGAAGACTTTATTAAGTTTATCTCTGATTCTCGTGAATGGGCTTTTGACTATATCGAAGATGTTCAGAAACAGCTATTGTCTTTTGTTGAAAAAGTTGATAAAGATATAGAGCATTTTAATAAGTATGGCGATGAAGTTGCAATGAAGCCAAACTATAATGCACTTAAAAATATTTCAGAGGCATATATTGAATTAAAAAAATTGTTACCGAATGATGAAAGAGAAAATAAATGAATTTAGTTAATGAAAATGCATTATGTTTTGATGACATATTGTTAGTTCCACAACAGTCTAATGTTCAAAGTAGACATGAAGTAGATTTATCTATGAACGGATATGCTCTACCTATAGTATCTTCTCCAATGGATACAGTGACCGAGTGGGAAATGGCAGCTCATATTGCAAATGCAGGTGGTATTGGAATAATTCATAGATATATGACTAATAATAAAAGAATGTGGCATGCTTATACAGCTATTAATGCAACAGAAAATCCAGATAATATTGGCTTAGCAGTATCTGCTGCTGAATGTATTGATTTATCTTTTATTCAAACTATTGTAGATAATGGTATTAAATGGATTTGTATAGATACTGCAAATGGTCATGGAAAAGCATGCATAGATGCTGTCAAATCTGTAAAATTAAAATTTCCAAATCTTAAAGTAATGGCTGGAAATGTTTCAACTTCACATGGCTACACAGTTTTATCAATTTGTGGAGCAGATGCAGTACGTGTTGGTATCGGCGGTGGTGCAACCTGTACAACAAGGATAGTGTCTGGTCATGGAGTTCCAACCTTGCAATCTGTTATTGACTGCTCATATGCCAAAAAGCTAAACAATCTTAGTACACTTATTGTTGCAGATGGTGGCATTAAGACTACTGGGGATATTGTTAAATCATTTGCTGCAGGAGCAGATATGGTTATGCTAGGATCTATGCTAGCAGGTACCTCAGAGAGTCCTGGGCAGGTCATAGACGGACAAAAATCCTTTAGGGGTATGGCAAGTGCTTCAGCCCAAACAGACTGGCGTGGCTCAGTATCTGTTGAAGAGGGTATAACAACAAAGATTCCGTTTAAGGGATCTGTTACCATAGTAATAGATAAGATCAAAAATGGTCTAGGTAGCGGATGTTCTTATTCTGGAGTAAACAAACTATCAGAACTAGCGGAAATTGCATTGTATAACATTGTATCTCCGCTAAGCGTAGGTGAATCAAAGCCTCACGCATTAAACTAGAAAAGGAAAATAAAATGGACGAAAAGATGAAAGCACTACTAGCATCATATGGACGCTCAGTACTCGCATCAGGTCTTGCACTTTATATGGCAGGAGTAACAGATCCAAAGGATCTATGGACAGCACTTGTTGCTGCAGTTGCACCTGTAGCTTTAAGAGCAATTAATCCAAATGACAAGGCTTTTGGTCGTTTGCCAGAAGTTTCTGCTATTGAGGAAGCTCTCAAGACTGCAAAGGCACCTGTTAAGAAGAAGAGCCCTACCAAGAAGGTCTCTACTAAGTAGTTGGGTTGGGGGGTAATAAACTGCCCCCCAATTTAATATTCCTATGAAAAAAATTTTAGAATCCATACACTTTAAAAAAGAAATAGCCTTTTCTGTTCCTGTCATTAATATAGAAAAAAGATTTTCTAATGAAAGAACTTTGACCAAACAGTTCTTGCCACATAATGAGTATTTTTTTACCAAACTAGAAGAATTACAAAACTTGCCAAAACATGATTCTATATCTTATAAGATGAATAATGAAGGCCATAGATCAGAAGATTTTTTTATTATAGAATCAGAAAAGTCTGCTTTATTTTGTGGTTGTTCTTTTACATTCGGAGAAAGTTTGCCATATATGGACAACTGGTCTGGAAGATTATATAACAAAATAAACAAAGGAGACTTTGACGGATATAAGTCTATATCATTTTTAGGTGGCTCTATAGAGCTAATCATTAATAATGTTTATAACTATATAGAAAAATATGGAAAACCATCAAACTTATTCATACTATTCCCAGAAATTTCTAGATCATTATCATACATTGAAGATGAATACTTTACAGTGGTTTCTAAAAATCAAAAAGATCATAAGTATAAGACTTTTGAGGATAGTATTTTTTCAACATATTTACTTATAAAATCTCTTGAACATTACTGTAAAGAATCAGGCATATCTTTAATCTGGTCTTCTTGGGATGAAGACTCATCTAAAATATTTAATGAATTAGGATTTTTTGATTTTATTTATATAGAGCAAAGTTCCATAATTAAGATGGCCAAAAATAAAAATGAAAGAGGCAATATACTGTATAATATTGCTAGAGATAATGCACATCCAGGGCTGATGTATTCAGATGGTGTATCAGAGATATTTTTAAAGGAGTATAATGATAAAAGCAATTAGAAAGTTTTTTTATATTTTTACTAATAAAAAGAAAAAGTTATTTAAAAAAGATAAGTTTCTATACTAGGAGAATAATGATAATACTTGGAATTAATGAAACAACCCACGATGCATCAGTATCTTTAATTAAAGATGGGGATATACTATTTGCAGGGCATTCTGAAAGATATAGCAAACAAAAAAATGATTGGTTTACTAATGATAAGCTAATAGAGGATGCCTTGCAGTATGGATATCCAGATGCCATTGCATATTATGAAAGCAGATATCTAAAGAAAGCTAGAATTATGCTTCGGGGTGGTTTTGGTGGAGACAAGCCATATTATTTAAAAACTAGTCTAAAGAATGTTCCACAAAAGTCATTTAAACATCATGAATCTCATGCTGCTGCAGGATATTACACTAGCCCATTTAAGAGTGCTTGTGTCGTTGTCTTGGATGCAATTGGCGAATTTAACACATCAACCATTTGGGTTGGATCTGAAAATAATTTAAAGTTAGTATTTAAGCAAAACTATCCACTAAGTTTTGGTCTTTTTTATTCAGCATTTACTGACTTGCTTGGCCTTATGGCTAACCAAGAAGAGTATATTATGATGGGTATGGCAGCATATGGAGATAAAAACAAATATTTTGAAAAGGTAAATAGTTATTTCCCGTCTATAAAAAAACAAAAGTACAATTTTCATAAAGGTATTTATGACTGGGGAGACATAGAAGATGATCAAGATAAATTTGATATAGCAGCAGCTGTTCAAGAAGTTTATAAAGTTAGACTATTAGAATTTATGCAAATGGCAAAAACATTAACTGGTATAGACAATCTTGTTTTTATGGGAGGATGTGCACTAAACTCTTCTGCAAATACATATTTATGGGATGTTTTCAGTGATATTTGGATCATGCCAAACCCAGGAGATGCTGGTAGCTCACTTGGCGCAGCAGCTTTGATGTATGGACAACATCTTAACTGGGAAACTCCGTATCTAGGATATGACTTAGGTGGAAAGTATCCAGTTAAAAAAATATTAAATGAGATATTAAAAAATAAAATAGCTGCTGTTGCAACAGGAAAAGCAGAATTTGGACCTAGAGCACTCGGTAATAGAAGTATCTTAGCTGATCCGAGAGATCCAGACATTAAAGATAAGGTCAATAGAATAAAGAAAAGAGAACTCTTTAGACCTTTTGCTCCAGTAGTTATGGAAGAATATGCATCAGACTGGTTTGATATGGACTTTGCTTCACCTTATATGCAGTATACAGTTAAATGTAAGCAGCCATCTTTGATCCCCTCTGTTGTTCATGAGGATGGCACCTCAAGAGTTCAAACGGTAAGCAAGAAGGATAACCCAGGACTATGGAATTTACTTAATGAATTCTATAATAAAACAGGAGTTCCAGTTCTACTTAATACTAGCCTTAATATCAAAGGGCAGCCATTACTTAATGATGAAAATGATATTGTAGAGTGGGAAAAAACTTACAACACAAAGATAATTAGATAGTTTGTTTTTTCCATTGAACATATACTCCATCGTTCCAGTACTCAGAGCTTCCAGCATACATATGTCTGACAGCACGTCTATTAAATAATCCAGAGTGGTTATCTCCATAAATAAATATTTTATTTTCTTTTGCATAGGAACTATTATTTACAATTGATACGTTATTTAAAAGATCAACAGATTGATCTGCAACAAGTTGACCATTAATTTCATTGGCAAAGCCCATTTCTTCCAATATTGCTAATGAAAAAATATCTGGACCACTTACAAAATGAACAGCTGTATTCACATCAGTTACTAAGCTCCAGTCAATAGCTTCAAGCTGTACTTTAACACGATTAATTATATTTTTAAATATATCTAGTCCAGGAACAGCAGCAAAAGTCCACTGACAAATTCTATATGGCTTTTGTGCATCTCCCTTTAATAACTCTACAGAAAATATGGCATCATAGTTATCTTTACTGTCAACTGGACCGTCCAACCACTCTGAAGCTGGCGTTTGACAAATAGTATCGATATCACTATAAATCCCACCGTACTTATAAATCATTAGATATCTAAATATATCCCCACGTACAACTCCAATTGGAACATTGACGAATAGGTCATGCCATTCTCTTCCAAAATCTTTTAAAATAATTGTTGCAGCGTCTTTATCATTAAAATATTTATATTCATATCCACGATTTTGTTTTTTCCATGTAGCAGCACATCTCTGAGCTTGAACTGGCATTTTATTAAAATCATCTTTATATGTTTGCCAAATTATTTTAGGTATCATTAATCGTATCTCCTAATTATATATATCTTTATTATGCCACATGCTTGGATAGTGATTTGTTCCAGGATGATTAACATTTCCTTCTGTAAAAAGTTTTGACTCTGCAATAAACTTTCCATTATATAAAAATTTGTTTGGTTTATTTTCTACAAAATCTCCATATTGTATATTAGTATCAGAGTAATAAGAAGCATAGGCAATAGATCTACCAAACATAGTAGGTCCTGTAGGATATAAAGCATGCTTGCCATAAAAATTATTTTTTATATTGTAGATCATTGTGTCTAACGCATGACTTAATACTATATTGTTTGGAGTAGAATAAAAAAAGTTAGTAGCGACAGCCCAAGATGTATGAGTATGAACAAGTCTTTCTCTAAAAACAATCATATCTATATTTTCTGTATTTGGAAAGTCTAATAGCTGTCTATTATTTATATCTGTGTACCATCCGCCAAACTTATTAATTATATAAAATCTAGCTAAATCTGCTTTAAACGAGTATGGCTTTATCTTATTAAAAGCATCAATATAGTCAATATTATTGTCTTCTTCCATTAAACTAATAATTGATTGCTTATCCCAGAGTTTATAATTAAAGTTTTTTGTAAATGTTTTAAGATGATCAGTTCTTTCTTTAACGTCAACTAAAACTCCATCATCTGTAATCATTATCTGTGTTAAATTTTTATATTCCATATTATCTACCTACGTGTACTGCTGTTGCTGAGTAAACCATATAGATATTGCTATATCCAGCTCTTTGTAGTTCATCACAAATAACAACCATTTCGCAATCGTGGTGTCCTAGTGTTTTATTAAAGTGACTATACCTAATTCCATCTTTAAGGGGTTGTGAACGATACATACAAATTCCATTTGATGTTGCATAATATTTTTGATATTTATAAGATGACCAATCTCCGTGAAGATGTCCAACTTTTTCAGTACTATCTCTTCTTGTGCCCCATGTATCATAAAGCTTTCCTCTACCATTCGGATTGATTGATCTAGCAGACACAACATCAAAATCAGGAATACTTTCCTTAAATCTAAAAATTCGATCAATTGACTGCATGGTAAAGGCCATATCTGCTTCAAGCATCAATACGTAGTCACTTCTTTGTAAAAAGTCTTTTGCCTCCAAAGCTTTATTTCTAGCATCTGATAAGACTTTTACACGCATCTCTTCGTTGGTTGATCCAAAATATTGTGTTCCAATGTCTTCCATAATAATCTCATGCTCAATAAATGACCAATCTAATTTTGAGATTCTTTCTTTTGTTCTATCTGTTGAGTCATTTTCATAAAGGCAAAGCAAAAAATTATACTGTGGAAATAGTTTAACTATATCTTTTACTTGTCTGTAAAATGTATTTACACTCTCTTCTCTATTTCTAATGATTGAATAAATAAATATTGTGTCTTTTTTCATTATCTTTGCCTTTCTGCAATGTTCTAAATAATTATAGCATAGGATATAATTATAGTATGGACTATGTTTATATCTGTAGGGCAGGGGATAATGAGGAACTTAGATACTCTATACGATCAGTAGTTAAAAACTGCTCATACGACTCCATATGGGTTATAGGGGGCATTCCAGATTGGTACCGTGGCAACTATGTAGAGGTAGAAGATATCGGAAATAAATTTGAAAATATACAAAATTGCTATAAGGTCATCTCACAGCTTGGAGCAATATCAAACGAGTTTGTATTAATGAACGACGACTTCTTCATTACTAAGCCTATTGGAGATATGCCTATTTTTCATGGCGGTAGATTGATTGATAAGATAGATAGATATACTGCTATTAATAACCATAATAAGTACACAAGAATACTTCTACATGCATATAAGAAACTAATAAAGCTTAAGATAAGTGATCCATTAGACTATGATATTCATACACCTATTGTTATTGATAAGACTAAGATAGATAGTTTTATAAATATTTCTTTAGCTCCCCGATCATTGTACGGAAATATGCATGGTATTGGTGGGATAGACATTAAAGATGTAAAGATATATTCAACCAAAAATATGCTAGAGCATAGCTCATCTATTAATAATGGAGTAGGGATAATCTCTACTGAAGATGGATCATTTGATAAGGTTAAAGATTATTTAAATAGTCTTTTTCCAGACAAAACCAATTATGAAAAGTTTTAAGTGCCCCTGAAGAGATTCGAACTCCTGGCCTGACGGGTAGAAACCGTATGCTCTTCCACTGAGCTACAGAGGCGTTGAGCGGATGATGAGAATCGAACTCACCCCTTCTGCTTGGAAGGCAGAGGCACTACCAATATGCAACATCCGCAATTTACTACGTATCTCCAAGGGGAGTTGAACCCCTGTTGCCAGATTGAAAATCTGGAGTCCTAACCATTAGACGATGGAGACAATGCTGGCCCACCAGGTCTCGATCCTGGGACATTCGAATTAACAGTTCGACGCTCTACCAACTGAGCTATGGGCCATTGTCTTAAGGCTTTACTAGATTATTTAATTGTTCTAATGTCAACACACCGCTATGTCTATCAAAGATAAACTGATCTTCTAAGATAATAAGTGTTGGAACACTTTGTATTTCGTAGTGATTCACTTTATCCCGATTTTCATCGACATCTATTTTAGTATACATGACTTCTGGATGTTTGTCAACAAACTCTTCAATAATTGGTTTGATGACTTGACATGGATTGCACCATGAAGCAGTAAAATGTAAGATTTCTTTCATATATATATTATACCTTATCTAACTAAATTTGTAAAATTGCTGATATTATTTTATTTAGTCAGTTAGGGCCTATTATGGTTCAGGATTTACTTATTGTACTGTCTTTTATGTTGTCAAGAAAATGTATTTTGTATTGAATCCATGCGTTATCTTTTTCTTTACTGGTCTTTGCCTTTGATAGCAAATCCAACACATTTCTTTGCTCTGTAGTAAGCGCCATTTTACCTCCTAATTCCAGTTCAATGTAAAGCCAGGAAATGTAACTCCTGGATTAGCGACAAATTCTTCTGTGCCGAAAACTGATTTCCAAGTGTTTGTGAAATCTACACCAAAACCGATTTGCGATTCCATTTGGTCTACATAACAGGTAGCCGTAATGGTTTTACCATTGAAGGCAGCAACTGCACCAGTTAATCCAGAAATTGTAAAGGTTTTTACCATATTAGTTTGAGGATATCCCGCCACGCTTCGTGGATTTAGCGAATAAAGTGAAGTAGTAGCATAATTTGTATCAGGACGGTCTATGGTTACATAAAAATATTGTGTATACTCTGTGCCTGTCCAAGGAACTGTCCAACTGTATGCAAATGGGGATGGTGGGGTAGATGAAGTAGATAAGCTAAATCTTGAAAAGCGTCCACGTTTACCATTAAAACGGGACATAAGATTAATTAATCCCGACTGTTAGAATAGCAACATTTGATGTAGGAGCAGCATCTGTAATAGCATAAAGATCATCATTTGACTTAAGAACAAAAGAGATTGCCTGATTTGCAGCAAGCTTATATCCATAATTTGTAGTTGATACTGTAGATGATCCAATATAAACATTGGCAGATGAGTCAACGTTTTGAATTGTAATGTCAACACCAGAGTGTACCTTTGGAGGGCTAATTCTTGTAGGTGTTGAAGAAAGCACAGTGAGTGAGTGAGTAGTCATACCAAAATTATATCATAAGATTTTGGCTAAAAGTCTATATCTGAGGCAACTTCTACTAGGCTTAGCATATATCTTACCTCGTCTACTAAGCCAAATTCAATGGCTGTTTTAATCATTTCGTCTGAATATGTGCGGGGATCTTGATGGGCTGAAAAATAAATAACATACTTGATGTCTGGATATCTAGTCTTAATTAACGCAGCATTGGCAATAGCCTTCTTTACATTATCTGTACGCTTAGCTCCTGGTCGCTTCTTTTCTCCAGCATTACCACCCTTAGATTCAACATACTCTACTTCTCCTTCTTCTGTTTCAGCAAGAAAGTCAACCTCGCAGCCAGTAAGAGGAACATAGAAGTTCTTAATAATCTTGGTAAATCCCCTAGAGCGAAGATCTTTTTCAACAATTGCTTCAAATTCATCTCCAGATTTCTTTGATTCAGCCTGAAAGTTAGTTGTTTGGAAGTCGCTCATTTTGGCCTCTTGCAATAGCAGCTGCAACCTTAAATGCTGCACGAGTCCTACGACTCTTCACATAGCCAAGGTTTTCCCAAACTGGCACGGTAGCCTCAATGTCCTGAGCAATCTGTTCTCTAATCTCAGTAACAGTAAACACAATAAAGTCCCATATCTGTTCTTTTTGTGTATCAGTTAACTCTTCTGTCCAGTTATTTGTCATTTTTATAATCTCCCATAATCTTGCTTATTCCAATAAGGATAAAGTAAAAGCTAAAAACAACCACTGCAGCAGAGGTAACACCAATAATCATATCTAACATCAAATTACCTACTGCCTATGTCGTTTCTTATTTCCATATTTTGATTTTACTTCTGCCTTTGCTTTTTCTACAATAGCCTTAGTTGTTGCTTCTAGATCAAACTCTTCGTCAAACTCTGATTCTTTCACTTGCGACGATCACTCCATACTAGAAGTGTATCAAGAGCATATGCAGATGCAAATCCAAGTGCAAAGCTAATAAAAATTTCAACCATATTGATCTCCTTTTGTTGTTTACTAATCATAGCACTAAAAAATGATCATGTCAAGCTATAAAAATATTATATATAATTTTCTATATTGGCATGAGGCATCTCTAATATAAAGGTTGAAAAGTCGTGCCGATATTCAATCCTATGCTTTACTAGTCCACCAATTTCTGCCCATCTAAAAGGGTAGTCATTTTTTTTAACTTTTACTATATCTCTTGATTGTCTTGGATCAATACCAGGATTATTTTTTAAATCTTCATAATTATAATCCATCATGCTATGAATTTCCATTAGCCAATCATATGCAAACTTTGTTTTTGGCTTAAAAATATAATGTCCATTACCAGCAATATCTGCATATCTATCTAAACATGTCATTTTCATATTTTCATCATTATTCCAAAATTCACCAATATCTTCTTGATTTGCAGTTTTATATCCAATAGCATAATACTTGCTTGTAAAAAGCTTATCAAAGTATGGATTCCAGTCAAAATCATTTGCTTTTATATCTGAATATCCTTCACCATAAAAATACATCATGTATGCTCTTGCGTAATCACTTTTTTGAATATCGCTAAGATATTTAAAACCATCATGAATAGGAATTTCCTCATTTTGATATAAATAAAAATTTTCAAAGTCTATTAAAACAATATTTACATTAGATTTTTCTTTTAATACTTTTAGACAATTTTTTCTATTATCGCTCATATCATCAGAAAACCAAAAGCAATATACGTTTCTATTATTTTTTAAAACTTTTTTGTATATCTCTCCAACTCTAAGTAGTTCTGAGTTATTTTTTTCAGGATGAAATCCAGAGTAAATAAATCTCGGAGAGTCTAATTTATCTTTTACACATTTTATATTTAATAATGATGCAGTTGAATAAAATATATTATCTTCGTAGCAGTTGTCTTCGTAATGTATTATATCAAAAATGTATTTTTTAATTGCTGAAGTTCCAGGAATATAATCACCTTTAGAAGTATTCATTAGTAATTGTTTTAGTGCCTTACGGTTGGCAGAATAAACTTTGTTTACGTCTAAATCTTGAAAGCAAAATGCATTAATATCTGAGTTATCATCTAGATCATCCAAATAATTTTCAAGTGGTATGTCATCAAGATCAGATGCAACAATCCAATCAGAAGTTGCTGCCTTAACTGCTTCATTTCTATAATATGGCAAAATTTTATGTGGACCAACAATAGGTATAACTATATTTTTAACATTTGAATGATTAAGCATAGAAAAATTAATAGGCAAATCAGAAACAATGATAATTTCGTCTGGCTTAGTGTTAAATTTATTAACATTTGATGCCCACTCTTGTCCATACTTATCCCAGTAGTTATTCCACGATGCAGTATGTAAGGTTATTGTTTTTCTTTGCATAATTATGTATATCGCTTTCTTTATTTTTAATTATACTACATAAGCGGAAGATACAGGATTCGAACCTGTGGTACTTTCGTACGGTCAGTTAGCAACCGACTGCTTTAAGCCACTCAGCCAATCTTCCCTAGTACCCTTAGTTGGATTCGAACCAACGCTGTATGAATTTTAAGTCCACCGCCTCTACCGCTGGGCTATAAGGGCTTAGTGTCCCAAGTAGGACTTGAACCTACGACTACCGAATTATGAGTTCGGGGCTCTAACCAACTGAGCTATTGGGACATTACATTACTTTACATATTCATTTTATAAAAAGTTCCCCATTTAAAGTATGGCTTGTATAATATTGTTGATAACTTTGCGTGGAATTTAAACATTAATCCATGATTATTGTAATCATCATAACGTAGAGCCTCCTCTAAATGATAGGCTGCAGCTTTCTCACAAAAGTTAGCAAACCACCTAAGAGGAAGGATCTTCGTCTTGTGTTGCTTTATAAAGTTCCATTGGTACCCATCGTAATCTTCCATCTTTATATTCTCTTTCATATCCAAGTGATTTCCAATCCATCTTCATAATTTTAGGCTCTCTTGGCATTAACGCACCATATCTTTCCATCTGGCATTGTTTGATGTGATTCCCAGAACCAATCAAAACTGTTATTACCATTGCATGTATAACATTTAACAGTTTCTGTCATGACAACTCCTTCTCGATAGCCTGAATAGTTGGGCAGGGATAGATCATCTCTGTATTATCATCTATAACGCTGCAATGCTCACACACATTATCATTGAACATATAACTACTTATTGGGCTATGCAATTCCACTACTGCACGAAGGGCAGCCCAAGAAGAAGTATGTCCAAGTATATTTATCTTATCTAGCAGTTCATTATGTGTCACTACGATATCTCCTAATTAGATATAAATACATAAAACTCACCGATTGGGAATGGTAAGTCTTCATAAGTTCTAAACTCAACATTTCTTTCTTTAAAGTAGTTAGTAACAAAAGCAAATGTCTTTTGATTTTCAACACCTGTAAAGTCATGACAAGAGATGCACCAATTCTTTACAATTTGATACTTTTCTTGAAAGCCTTTTAGAAATTCTACTTCAGCCCCTTCAATATTTACTTTTATGTAATCAATCTTTTCAAGCTCATAATCTAACACAAACTTGTCCATTGTTGTACATGCTACAGGAACAGAATTCTCTGCTTCTTCTTTCTGCACATAATTCTCTACACCATTACCACCGAGGTCTACAATATTAATTGATCCTTCAAAATCAGCGATTGCAATATTTAAAGCTATAACATTTTTATATTTATATTTTGATATATTGCTTTGTAGTGCTGCAAAAACTCTTGGATCTGCTTCGATAGCAAAAACCTTTCCATTGGGACCAACCATTTCTGAAAGGTATTCTGTCTCTTCTCCTTCTCCTGCCCCCAAAGATATTGCTATGTCATTTTCATTAACCTTATATTCTTTAAAAAAAATATTATATAAAAATGGATCAATTAGTTCATCATGTGTCATCAGTATCCTCCAATACAAACATTTCTTGTATGATAAAGCCTATTCTTAGTATACTCCTTTTTACTTGGGGAGTAAAGTTCTTCTCCACACGCTAAGCATTGACCAGTCCACTCTCTAGCAAAGAAGTCATAACGCATACCCTTAAAGTTGGCATACTTATGTTCTAGGAATACCTCAAATGGATCGGGGATTTCAAAACTAAGCATATTACTTCTTCTCAAAAAGATGAACCATAAGAGTTATCCACAAAAAAAAGATAGCTACTGTTTGACCAAAATCTGTCATTGCATTCCCCTAACTGCCCTTATAAGTTTATGTATCAAGTATATCAATATACCTTGTATAAGTCAAGTTAATGTTTGTTTTGCATATTTCTCTTTAAAATAGTTCTCATTATCTTTTGATTTCATCTTCCATTCTTTTTCATGAAATAATGAAATTGCTACTCCTTCTTCAAATCTATATATATTGTTAAAATGCTTAATATATGAAGTCAGATAGGCCATATCCTCATACCCCCACCCAACAAAATTCTCATCAAATCCACCTATTGCATCCCATACTGATTTTGGAACTATGTTTATTCCTGCACATGGAACTAAGCTAGAAATATTGCCATCAACAAATGTAGGAGCATCAATTTTCCAGGAATAATTAAGTAGACATTTTTTCTCTTTGTTGAAAAACATTTCTGTCCCTATTTTTGTAAGGTCAATAAGTAAATTATATGGATTAACTATAACACCATGTTCTAACGAATGATTAATAGATTCAATAAGAACATCTGCGGATACAAAAATATCTGCATCAGATAAAACCACTGCCTCAAATCCTTGATCAAAAGCCTGTTTCATTCCAAGGTTTCTGCTTGCAGCAAGATTAAAAATCTCTGATTTAGAATCAGTAGTAAATATAGTTGGACTATCTAAGACCGAATCATAATATTTAATTATATTATTAAATCCAAGAATTCTGCTTTCTGTTTCTCTCCATGGAATAACAACAGCAACTTTTTTGCTTGAGTCAAGCCTAATTGTTTGTTTTGAGAAAAAAGACCTCATAGGTATATTAAATCCTTTAAGATTTTAAAATCCAAAATTGTGGCCAGTTGCTTAAATTGCTATTTTCATTTATTAATACTACATGCTGATACTCTTTTAAAAATTTATTAATGGCATAGTGTGGTATCAAACTGGGATCTTTATCTATTTCCCATAGGTAATCATCAAAAGCTATAATCCCACCACTCTTTAAATGTTTATATGAGCTAACTGCATCTGCATAAACATCATCATATTTATGGCTGCCATCTATATATATAAAATCAAAAATTTCTTTTTCATTTGATATTGAATCAAAATATTCTTTCGAAGTTCCTTTAAATTTTATTGAATTATTGAACCCAGATACCGCTTTATCAAAATATTTTTCCCAGGGTACAGTTGGATCATGATTGTCTAGGTGTCCATCTGATGCTAATGATCCTGTCCATGGATCAACATCTACAAGCTTTGATGTGCTGCTAATATTATTAAGTATCCATTTTGATGCTTTGCCTGCATGAGCACCTATTTGAAGCATGTGTAGATTTTCTTTGTTTTTAAAATGTGTGTTAAAAATAAAACTAAAGTGTTTCCATTGCTCTGTTTTTTCAAAACTATCAAGAATATCTTTATGGTTTGCATTAATCATTTTATCCCGCTTTCTATATATATTCTATCATACACTATTAAATGATTTATTTTTTATAACTTTGATATATTGTTTTTCAGCTCGGCGGCGACATAGAGCACCTAAACCACCTTATGACCTACACGGTCACTATCGGTTATATTTCCTCAGTGCTTCGCTAGCAATCCTATTGGCATCTTCCTCAGTATGGGCATAGCCATATGTCTTAACCTTAGAGCCGTCATAGATAGTCCACTTCCACGGAATTGCGGGGAAGATAAAGGTATCCTGATCCTTATTAGCCTTAGCCTTATACTCTTCAATTGATAGGTTCACTATAGTCTCCTGGTGCATGTTCATCACAGGCAAATGTGCCTTCTTCTACAAATATATGCCATTCAGGGGTTTTTTGGCATCCTTCGTAATAACATTTCATACCTTCAGTATATAGGATTTTGAAGGGGTAGTCAAATATACAAAGACTTAACAGTATTAGCTATAGCGTGAAACATATCATGGTCAAAGCTATGTGTTGCATTAGCCCTGATAATTTTATATCCATTTACCTCATCAATAGATATATTTTTTTTATTTGAAATCTTGTAGTCTAGAAATAAAAATGATGTTTTGGCATCTCTATTAAAATAGTTTAGTAGCCCATGCTTATCAAGATCTTCATAGGATGAAGATGAGAAAAAAACAATATCCTCATCAGAGCTGATAATCTCATAAAATCTTTTAATTCTTTTCTTAATGGTTTCTACAACAGTCGGATCGGTTAAATCAAAGTGAGCTATAAAGCCCAAGCCTGGATGATCTATTTGGCTAATAGGGTAGTTATGGTTAATAGTTGAGCATTTGTTTGTTGTTCTTTCTTGAACAGCATCAGGCACTAAGCCATCATGATAAATCAATTCTATGTCGGTAAACCAGTCTTCAAACTTTACATCAAAGGAGCGCTTAATATGCTGAGCATAGGCTAGATTCCAATCAAAGGGTAGGCTTTCTTTTCTAAGCTCTGCATACTTTAATATAAAGGCTGGAGAGCAATCTTTGCCAAACGGGATGAATATGGTCATGCATACAGTATAGCAAAATTTCGGGGGAATTTAAAGGTCTATCGTAATACCTATAGCAAATAACCCTAGTAGAAACACTTGGCTTTTAGGCTAGGTTGTTTGGTCAGATATGGGAGTTATCCACAGGCTTGTATACTTATTTCCAATACAAGGATAGGATAGATGAAGCAAACTCTGGATGATTTTTAGCTAACTTATTAAGTTCAGCATTGTATTTTCTTTTGCTTCCATAGTTTCTGGCTCGTTCTAGATTTTTAAGTATACTAGCTGCTTCTGGACCTAAATCAATCTTTCCTGGTTTGGTAAATGATCTTTGTGCTAATGCACCTGCTCTTGATGATTTCATATATATATGATATCAAAGAGTTATACACATGTCAAGATGTCCAATTTGTGTTGGTTTGATAGCCAAATAGCACAGTTATCCACAGAGTTATCCACAGATAAATCTTACTGATATTTTTTAGTTATGGTGGACATGGGGTTTGGAAATGTCTAATGGGTGATAGAGCGCATAGACAGATGGGGCCGTAATGTCCAAACCACCAAACCTTCCTATCCCCTTTTTCCAAACACCCTATATCATATCTCCAAACCTTTGTCAAACCTTATTTTGGGCATATCATGGCTATAATTGTTTGTCAAATATGGTAGACAAAATTGGCAAAAATGTCCAATAATTAATATAAAATGTTTGATAATGTTTTAAAAGATATGGACAATTTGCCAAAACATATATGTTTTTCTATAGGTACTTATTGTCTATTACTATAGGGGTATTTGGTATAGCTTCTTTATCCCCTCTGGGATCCCCGCCTTAAAAGGCCGGGGGATTATAGCTGGTACCCCTGACAAATCGGGGATTTCGGGGAAAATAAATGATCCTTCGTAATACCCTATATACAAACACTATAGGTACAAACACCATATAGCTGGATATAAAGGTTTGACAGATATAGGGATATGGTGTATAGGTGGTTTGGAATATAGGTGGTTTGAAATATAAAGTTCAGGGATTTTTTAGAAATCGTTCTTAATGTTTTTTTGGGAAAAATTGTTTGGTATCGTAATGGTTTGAATGTTTGGGGCCCCGGCCCCGCCAGGATGATCCCCTCCCTCCCGCCTCAGAGAGAAGTATAAGGCGGGAAGGGGAGAAGCTTTACTTGTTGCTATTCATCAGCAAATCATCAAGACTATCGAAATCACCGTCTTCGATATCTAATGCAGCCAATAGTAACTCAAAGGCTTCTTCAATATAAACCTCTGCTCTTGGAGTTCGTTCAATAATCTCTTGGGAGATAGCAAATGCTAAAGGCAATCCCAAATCGTTATATTCTACAAAATCTTTGAAGTCTGTTTCGCTACGATAATCTAGCCATAACTCTGCCAAGATATCGCACTTAGTTAGAAATTCCGTTGCCATAATATTTTCCTATCTCTCTGTATTCTGCTACTGTCTTATTATACTCTGTTGCTTCCAATACTGTCAATGTTCGTACATAAATAATATGTGGATTGGATACGGCTAGATATTTTCCTACCGCTTCCAAATCTAAAGTAAAATCTGAAAGAAGTTTTCCAATGCTAACCGCTACCTTTTCTTCCTTGCTTGTCGATAGCGTGTGTCGTTTCATATCTCTCCATTGTATCAAAGTTGTGGGGAGAGGGCAAGCCCACCACAGTCCTGCCCCCTCTACCCTATTTGGCCCTGTGTGACCCTACACAGATAGCCGCTCAGCCAAAAATGCTTTTTCAATGAACTCTGAAAAATCAACATCATTAACAGTCTTGTTAACTAAGTCAATCATAACTGTCTCATCGTATAGGTCATAACTGTTAGGATTAATAGCAAAGATTCCATATCCTGTTTCATCTAGAATGGTTTCTGACATAAGATAACTAATCATCATACGTGTTGTATACGATGTGTCATCCATTGCGATTCGCTTGGCTGCATGATTAATAGCATTAGCAATGTCATACTGCCATGTATCTGCTCCCCAGTGGCTATAAAGTACTACCCATGAGGCAGGCTCTCCTATAGCAGGCTCTGAATCTTTGAATACGAAATTAATTCTGGCTCCCATTAGTTCTCCCCCTGTAATGTAAACATCTCTTCATCAGTAATAAAATTGTTTTTGATTAGCCAACTATCTACGTGGTCTTGCATATGCTGTGAACCGTGCTCCATAGTCCAGCCTTCATCCCCTGCCTCGTAGAAGAACTTCTCCCAAACCTCGTTGAACTCTTCTCCCTGATAGGTGGACCTAATTGTATCCCAAGCCCATAGCCAAGTCAAGGCAGGCATGACAGGCAGTGCGTCCAGTTGTTCGATAATACTATCTAAACCGTCACGAGTAATATCTGAATTCTCTGTTCTCATTATGCCTCCAAGCATCTCTTTAAATAATCTAACATCTGGTAGCAACATTCTAGGTCAGTTGCCTTATCTCCGTCTTGGTGGAATATCTCCATTACACCTTCTAGGATACTTGCTCCGTCTAGTGATTCGTTCATTGGGCCCCCTCGATTTCTTTTAGTTGTTCAACTGTAGCACATTGTGGACAACATTCAAAATCGTAGAATTTCTCATTAATTAGTTGGCCATCATCTTCAATCTCTGCACCGCAACCTTCGCAGTAATACCAGTATGAAGATACTTTGATTTGAATCGTGGTATTTTCGGGGAATGGAATCTCAGTAATGAAATAACCAATGCGATTAACAAAGGACCATTCACTCCAGATATAGGAACCTCCATCATCGCCATCACCATAAGTCCAGATATGCTTAGGGTCTGCCTTCTTGACAAACTCATACTCATCGCCATAGGTTTCAAACATCAAACCATCAAATGACGCATTAGTATCTATATTATTATGGATAGGCTTATAGGTTTGGACCCATTCATCAAAGTCCATCTCAATAAAGTTATTCATGGTGTTATCTTTCTACTAGGTGGATATATTAATAATACAGGACTAGTGGTCGTCTGTCAATTTCATACGGACAATATCATATGCGTCAATGGCTCCACTGGCATAGTCGTCCATAGAGTAATCATTTTGTTTATGATATTCTTTTCGAAGCTCTGTCAAGGCTTCAATGCGCTCCTTAACAAATGACAAAAGATCCTGGGCAACATTATCTGCTGAGCAATCCCCGCAGTAGTGTTCATCAGCGTCTGAATAGGTAACAGAGGTTCCACAACCATTGCACCAAGACTCATCATACATTCCCATTTTTCTTCCTTTCGTCAATAGCAAATGCTAGTTGGTATGTTAATTGATATACCGCTGTTAATGCGTCCATGTATCCTTCATTATATAAACGCTGAACGGTATCTTCATAGTCCTCATCTGAGCCAACCTCATTAGAGTTCTCTAGTAGAGGCACGAGTTCCTTCTCACACTCGTACATCATATTCTTTAGTTCGCCATGTAGGATATCAGTACCTGATTCTCCTAAGTCAATAAGTCGTTGGATATGGATTGGGATATTATAATCTGGATTCATTTATTAAGTATATCCTCTGCTACTGACAAAAGGTGTCGTGTGGCTTCTATCTGTCCAGATAAGTAGTCATAGCCTTCTCCCTGTAACGCTTCTTCCCAGTCTTGCTGAAGGCTAACTAGATGTATCTTTATATATTCAATCAGCTCATTCATTAGATTAACTCCGTAAGATAAACAGTCTTACCGAACTCTGAGATTACATCCTCAAACTTATCTCCCTCAAGACCACCATGCTCATCTACAATCTCTGCAAACTGAACAGCGTCTAGTTCTTCAGTGTCAAGTACAAACAGTGGGTCACGGCTATCATATGACCACCAGTCTCCATTAACATTAGCAATATAAATCATTAGTTCTCCTCGCAATCATGGGCTTCAATAAACGACGGCATATCAATTAACTGCTTATCACAATCCCCACAGTAGGGAACATAAACTACATTAGTTGTCATCTTCGTCCTCATCTTCATCATCTGATATTTGTGTTACATTAATTGAATAGACTTCTGAGAAATGTGTATAATCTTCCCATTGCCAGCCCTGCTCTTGTGCGGCTTCTTCGTTTTCTGCTTCTACTTCATAACTAAAATCTACTCGTACATTTACTTCATATGTTGGCATTTTCTCTCCTTGGTTGGTGTATATATTAATTATAGGGTTTAGTGGTGACAAATACAAGCCAGATAGGGGTTTTAGCTATGTGATTTAAGCCACAGTAGCGTCTTGCCAGCCTAGAAGGATCAATTCATCTGGATAGTCACAGACACATCTTGGAGCCTTCTTAAAGTCCTGTGTAGTGACTTCAAAGAGGGTATCGCAGTGGGTACATAGAAGGTCATACTTAAGCCAGTTACTCATCTGATTCACCTTCCTCAAACTCATAGCCAATCAAATCTACATGGTCAGGCTCTACACCCTGGATTTCTTCACGGAATTTAGTTTGAGCCTCAACTAATGTATCAGCCTCAATCTCTCTATTCCAATAGTTATTAACTTGCTCATGGTAATCAATATTAAACTTAGGCATTATTCCCCCCAGTATTGCATAATAAGCCATAGGGCTTGATGAATATTACAATCGCAATCTCCACCATTCATGTTATCCATGAAATCTAGGTGTGACATGTTATCCTCATAAATCTCATTTACGAGTTCTGATATTGTGTATGGTTTGTATGTGGTAGTCATATATTAATTATAGCCAATGCCCATGACAAATGCAAATATCTTAATCCGATTTCGGGAAAAATATCAGTTCATCTTAATAAAGTTTTTTATGAGATATTGTTTAGTTACTCATACGTAATGTCCTAAATGTCCGTTTTCCCCGGGGCCCCATTTACGCTTGGCGACCCCAACGAGACTTGAACTCGCAACCTCTACCGTGACAGGGTAGCGCTCTAACCAATTGAGCTATGAGATCCTGGCATACCCCCAAGGGTTCGAACCTTGTCTTGCGGCTTTGGAGACCGCCGTGCTAAGCCATTAAACACTAGGGATATAGAGAGCAGTTTTAAATCATGCTCAGGATTATTATTTAATTATACCAACGAAAGTGTGTTTTGTACAACTTTCAGAAGGCGATTCTTTTCTGCGTTAATTGCAGGGTCAAATCCTGAAGCAGAAGCAAGAATCGACTCATTGTTTCCACCACGAGCAGAACGATACCAATCAAGGCGCTCTGTAAGTGCATTGAACGCACCCCACGCATTACCCGCAATCATTCCGTTAAACTCGCCTGTGTAAATATCATTTACCATGTCGATTTTGTTTTCCCACTTCTTGAACGCACCCTTAGAATCCTTTTCAGGCTTTGGATATGCAGCGAGAAGAATGTCATTGAAAGTCTTAGCATTGACTTCCTTCTCAATCATAGCCTTAGCCATTTTATCGAATTCATCCATGTAGATATTTGCAAGCCCCAGAGTTTCACGAGCAATCGCAACCTTACCCTGTGCGGTTTGAGTGTGACGAATCTTGAATGATTGCTTAGGGCCCTTATTCTTCTTACGTCCTACACCATTAAGTGCAAGATTAAGAGTATTAGCGCACACAACACGAACGGGAGTAATTGAGGCTTGAATCGCAA